CCTCTGCGTGAGCAGCCGCACCGCTTGCTTCTGTATTTAATCCCTCTGCGTGGGACGCTTCGTAATTTGCCTTTGTTGCTTCCCCCTCTGCGTGGGAAGCATAGCCAACTGCTGTTGTTTTTGTTCCCTCTGCGTGGGAAAATTCACCGCTTGCAACATTACCCTGATTAACAGTTCCGTCTGTCGCAAATGTTCTTTCTCTATAATCGTTGAAAATTTCTGCTCCTGGACCTGCTCGAACGCTTTTTCCGCTTTCAGGATAGACCGTTTGCATGCGTAACGATTTGCCTGTTTTCTTTTCGTACTCTGCATGTAAATGAGATACACTTGCCTTTCCGTTCAAAGCGGCTTCGAGACCTGTAATATTACTCATTGCGTGAGTATGGGAAGTATCAGCCTTTCCTTTTTGCAGTTCGTCAATGCAGATACCGTATTTATTGAACATATAGTTAAATACGGGTGCGGGCGGCTTATAGCCTGCTTGAAATCCGTTTGTTTTAAGCGTTTCACTCGGCGCAACGCCAACATTGCTCCATGACGGCGGCGCTGTAAATGTTGTTGCCATATTATTTTAACCTCCTAAATCGGTAAAACTGTTTCGTTTTCTTCGCTGCTCAAAGCACCAAAATATCCGCCTATTGTGCCACCCTCAACATCACAAAATCCCGCTGTTTCGTCCTGTTCGTTCTCTGCTGCCGAAAATTCAAAAGTACCCTCATAAATCGTGTTGGCGGAAAGAACAACGCCTACTGGAAGAATGGATTTTACAAGTTGATTGAATTGCTTTACAGTAAGTTCTGCTTCAATGATTGAACCCAGCGGAACGGTAATTAACACCTCGCACGGATTGTCTGTGTCCGTAATATGCACTTGCGATTGCTTGCAATTAAGAATTGCGCATAAAGCGTCCACAACGCCCTTATTTGAGCCGTTTGCAAGGTTACGCATAATTCTTGTCTTAATCAGCAAAATATACTGCTCGTCAGTTGCAAGTCCTCTGCTTTGCCCTACAAGTTTGCCGTAAAGGTCAAGCGTCGCACCTCTCGCATTATTCAAGTTCAAAGAGTTTTCAATACTAATCAAACATTCCCTAAATGCGTCAACATTCTTTTTTGACAATTCAAGCAGCTTATAGTTGTTGCTTCCTTTATCCTTTTTATAGCAGTCGGGTAAATTGTCAATTAGGGTTTCTTGAAACAACTTCATATCAATTCACCTCAACATTGACCGCCGCACATACAGCACATTGATACTGTCCTACTGTAATATCACTTGTGCCAAAATTCGTACCGTCAGTTGATAATTGCAGCAGCGTTACTTTTTGAACGCCTGCGACGGAATAAATGTAACTGTAAAGTGCTGAATAAATAACGCTGTTACCAACGCCCAAACCGTTGATATATCCAGCAATATTTTCTTTGATTTTTTCAACGCCAGTGCTTTCAAATTCTGCCGTTGTGTCAATTTTGATTTTTACGGTTACATTTACATTTTCCGTTCTTGCAAATTTGATTGTGTGCGTATATCCGCCCTCGTCCGTTATTTCCTGCGAAATTGAACCGTAGGTTTTAATGCCAATCGGCTTTTTGTCAAAAATCGTTTCGGCAATTTGCTGTTCATATCCTACACCGCCAGTTACATAGGCGGTAAAACTGTGTGGAGGTCTGCCGCCGCTGTCCGTTGTGTCGCCGTCATTAACAATCAACTTTGCGCTTGTTACAGTCGGCACACGAATTAACGCACTTTCAATAGCCGTTTGATTACAACTTCCAAGTCCTTGACCTGCTTGTACAAACCGCTGTCTTAACTCGTAGTCGCTTTCTTCATCTTCGCCAACGGTAACAACGCTCTTTCCTACAATACTATCAATATCCGCTTCGGGGTTTACAATCTCTGTAATGTCGCTGTAATTCACATTGCCTATTGTGCCGTTCTCTGTGCACTCAACGGTGATAACGCAAGTTCCGTCCTCGCCAATTACAGTATCAACCGTGTTGTAAAACTCAACCTCTGCGTCAGTAGCAACCAAAAAGCCATACGGTACGGTATATCCAGCCGTGCCCGTTACTGTGACTTCATACTGTGACGGCGTTGCTGGGTTTCTTGCGATACCTACAAACGGGCAAAGTCTGTCAAGGCTTGTGCCGCTCGCAGTGTTCGGAAATCGTGCGTAATATATTGCTTCCGCTTCTTCCTCCGCTTGTGCTCGGTCGTATGCGATAATTCTTAAAAACTTACCAAGCGGCGTTTGCTCGTTCGTTTCAATATCCTCACCGAACAACTCCTGCGCTTTAAGAATAAGATTGTCAAGAATATCATCATAAGTAGGGCGCTCGTACCCCTGTGTTGTCAGCATTCAATCACTCCTTTAATCCCATTCCGCTTCGACTTCTATTTCTGTGTCGCTATCCTCGCTCATACAAGAAAAGCTAACGGTCAGCATTCTGCCGTCAATGCTCATATCAAAGTCGGTAATATTCAAGGTCTCGTCTACTTGTCGCAGCCCGTCCTCAATTTCTGCAATTATCATTTCTTCGGTTACACCTTTACCGAGAATGTTTGAAAAGTCTATGCCCTCGTCCCAGTCGGTGAACCATTCGCCTTTGTTCGTTTCAATGATTGACTGTGCCGTTTGTCTTAACAATTCCTCGCCGTCAACCATTTGTATTTCATTATTTTCAATCAACACATCACCGTCTTTTAACGCAAATCCTTTGATAAAATCGCCCCCTATAATGTGCCTATAATAATGCTGTCGCTCATATTGTGGTGACCTGTAGGCGGCAACACATTCCGCCCCTTTTTTGCTTCCGTAATATTTCTCTCGCAACAAATAACAACGGCAATATCGCCCTTTTTCATGTCCTTTACCTGTTTGGTGAACGGTACGGCTGTCAATACAGATTGTTTCATTGCCTTTTCGCCTGTTTCTTTCGTCAAGCAAAGCGGCTGTATTTTCGCCGTGCTGCCGCTAACTGACAATACCTTTGCCAAATATGCGGTATGCAAGGATAGTAGTTTGTTATCTATCAAATCATCAAAATACTTTGCATATCCCATTGTGCCACCTCATAAAAAATAACCGTGTCACTTTTCGCACGGTTAAAATACTTTGATTTTGCTTGTTGCTTCGCTCTCATTGAAAATGTGCTCACCGCTTCGTATTCTGTACTTACCGTCTTTTGCATTTTTGCTTTTGAGTTTAATTATTCCGCCTGCCGCAAATCTGTGTTGCAGCAAACATTCTATTTCATAGCCTTTGACCGTTTCTTTGAAGTCCTCGGCTGTAATTTCTTCTTCATACTCTGTCGGCGTGTTTATCATTCCTGTGCTTTCTTGCACGGTAAAATTCAGATTGTCGCCTACTTTCAAGTATCGGGCGTAAATCTTGCCTTTGCTTACATATACGGAAATGCCGCAAACATCAGCATAGGTTTTAATGTTTTCAAACAAATCACCGTCAACCTTTTGTTCGTCCTTATATGTATGGTCACGCCGTATCTTAAGCACCGCTATCGGTGTACCTGTCTTTTTCAGCAAGTCTTTTAGTATCTTACTTGCTTTCGTTCCCTTTTTGTAGGTTATTTCTTTTAAGTTTCTTTTCTTTACTCTATCCAAGCATTTGAGCGTTGTTTTTCTGTCAACGCCCTCGTAAGATGTCGTCCTTTTTGATACATAGCCCTTGAATATAACGCCTGTATCGCCTTTGAAACCTGCTTCAATGGTGATTGTTGCGTTTTTCTTAAATCGGCTTATCGTTGTGTTAGATAGGTTGTAAATGATAACTTCCGCTTCGTTTGCTTCCATATCATCATCAAAAGGCACGGTAAATTCCAAGTCCAACTCACTTGACTTAACAACTGCGCCGTTGCAACGAATGACCGCAACGCTGCCAAATACGCCGTCAGGCATATCAGTATAAAAAGTATCGTTCCAGCCTTTCATAGCCTTAGCCATTTTCGATACATTTTTGTTGCTTTTTGCATTTACAATTTGCGACTTGTTACTCATTACAACACCACCTTTTCCAAGCAAAGCAAAAAGCACCCTTTTTCAAGAGTGCTTTTCGCCGCTTGCGTTGTTCGTTATACGGGCGGCGTACTATACGCCCCCTCATACATTATTATAGCAGAATAGCTTTAGCCTGTCAACATTTGGAAAAACTAATCTACCAACACTTCGCTATCGTCAATCAGTTTTTCAATTTCTTCTATCTCGTCCTCGTGCATACAGTCGTCAGGATTATCCGTGCTACCGCTGCCGTCAATTTCAAGTCGAGACTGCTTCACTTCAACCTTAATGTCCTCGTCTGTGTTATCAATACACAAAAATACGGTTTCGTTAAGATTGTCAAAGGTTACTGCGTTGTTCTCGCCGCTTTCGTCATAAGGCACAATGTCCACTGCGGGATATTTACCATTAACAAAAACATCTGAAAACAAAGCCTTGCCGTATATAATCGGCTCGCCTTTGCAAATCGTTTCATACTCGCCGCTTTCTTCGTCAAGTTTGGATAAATCCAATGTGAACAACTCTGCGGTTTCGTTAAAGTTCACGCCTATTTTGAATGTTTCATCAGCAAGAACAATGTCGAATTCATACGGCACTAAATCTTTGTCGATTTCGATAATATCCCTTTTCATTTTTTACCTCTCAAATCGTTTCTTTCGGATTTTCAACGCTGTAAATCTGCTCGGGGTCAATCGTTGTTTCGTCCACAACAATAAAGTTTTTATCAAAATCGAATGTGTGCGAAAAAACGCCATAACGATAATAGCAAATTTCATCAGCAGGTGTGCCAGCAGGATAAGAATTGAGTAGATAATATACCCAGCCACTATCCATAGTAACCTCTACACCGTCACCAAAAATCCAATTAACGGTTGCGTGTTCGATTTTTGGCAATGTTGCCATAACACAAACCTCCTTAATTATTGATAATTCCAGTTTTTGTCTTTCAACTTTTGCAAATATTCATCACTGATTTTTGCAAGATTTGTTGGTCCAACGCTGAATACAGGCGCTTCTTGTCCCGTCATATCTGCAAGATTATCAATAAGATTATGCAATGTTTCTTGCGAATACTTTATCGAGTCTTGAAGATACAGACTTGCACTTGTACCTTTTCCGATTTCAAGGAATTCAATATGCGATTGCGTACCTTTTGGCGTTATGAGAAAAGATGTACTTTCCGTACTTGTCAATTTTCCAACTTTGAGTTTACTTAACTTTCTGCAATTTTGGAAAACATAAGCACCCATTGTTGTAGCACTCGGTGTATTGACTTCTTCCAACTTAGAAGCGGCAAAAAATAGTTTATCGCCAAGTGCAGACAATTTAGGTAAATCAACATACATCAGTTCATTAGTTGCATAGTCGGACAAGTCGCTTGCAATCAAATTCGTAACATTCTTACCTGACAACTTGCTCATAAACGGTAATACTCCAAAATACCACGCTTCGTTAGGTACAGTTACGCTGTCGGGAATTGTAAAGTCAATAGGCTCATAATTCCACAACTTTTGCCAGTATTTTTTGTACATAGCCTGCTCAATCAACTTTTGGACTTTGACCTTTAAGGTCGCTAAACTCATTTATTATCAACCCCCTAACTCTTATATCCCATAAGCAATTTAACGCCTACTTTTAGTGTTTTCGGGTCGCCTTTTTTGCTAAATGCTTTCGGATTGTTTTTTACAACCCAACTCACCGACTTACCCAGCGACTTATAGTTTTTGTTGACAAGGTTATAAACGGTGTCGCCTTTTTTCGTTTTGTGATAAACGGCTTTGCTACTTCCGTTTTTGGTCTGTTGAGTGCCGCCGTTCGATTTTGATTTTGTCGTGCTCTTAACGGGCAAGCCCTCAATGTTTGACTTGTCAACCCAACCATAAACCTTTTTGCCGTCCGTGCTTATTAGGTGGTACTTATGTTTAGCCCAACTTTTGTTGTTTATGATTGTAATTTTGCAGGTGGAACGCCCACGCTTCGCAGCCGCTTTTTTTGCGTCCGACGAAACATAGACTTTTCCACCCTTGAAAACTACCTTTGCGCCAACTTTCAAATTAGGCTTTGACTTCTTTGCCTTTGCCTGTTTGTTCGTTGTGCTTTTGTTTGTCTTTTTCTTCTTGGCTTTATAGGAAGATTTCGCAATGCGTACTTCCTTTAACTCCATAGAATAGTCAATGCCGCCCCAATTATCCTTTGTATAGTCACAATCAAAAGACTGGATTTGTAAGTTTTTCAGGGTGTTGCGTCCTTTATAAGTTATCAATGAGCCGTTGTTCTGCAACTTGACAATCTTTGATTTTATTTCAGACGCTTTATATTTACCGTTGTTTACAATCTTTCCGCTAATGCTTAGCGTTATAGCCTGCTTTTGAATGTTACTTGTAATCGGTAAGCCAGTTTCGGTAGGGTGGTCTGTGCTTTCAATCGAACGCTTTACGCTTTCGCTTTCAACAAAAATCGCTATTCCGTTTATCGTAGCCATTTATCAGACCTCCCTAACCTTTGGATTTTTGGTAGCCATGCCCTCAAATACTTCGTCCATTGCTTCCTTAACCCATTTCTTGACTTTTCTTGCTGTCGCCCTATCGTCACTTGTTCCGCTCACGGTCAAGTTGAATACAGGCGCATAAGTGTTGTTTTCCGTTCTGTTTGTGCTTTGCGGTGCAACATTGCTTTCAGGACTATAAACAGGTGTGCGAACACCGAGCATATCGCCCGTTTGCTGCCATAGGTTTACCCCTCTTTTTCTCTTGTTTTGAGATAGCGGGATAACCATTTCAGGCTTGTTTTGTTCGCCAATCCAGCCAGCCTTTGTAACAAGACCGCCGTTAGAATATCCGTGACCTTGATATGCTCTACCTAATGAGCCGTACCGTGATACAGCATATCTAATTGAAGCAAGAATATTGCTCAACGGGTCATAGATATTTTTGTTAAATCCTGCTCTTGCATAAGCCCTGAATGTCGGGTCAATCACCTGCATTAAGCCTTTGGACGGCGTGCCCTTTTTGGCGTTGCTGTCCCAGTTGTTTATTGCTCTCGGATTGCCGCCGCTCTCGGTTTGCATTTGATAAAGTGTTCTCTTGACATTTGCAGCACTATATTGTCCCTCCATTTTCAAGGCACGAATAACCGTTGTGCGCCACTGCGCAACACCTTTTGAAGCGTCATAGTTTGCAAGGCTCAAAGCGCCCATTTCATCAAATTTTTTCTTAAACCAAGAAGCCATTTTTCCAGTAATGGTATTTACAACACCATTTCTAACACTTGCGTTAAAATCGCTGCCGCTTGAAGTTGCGGACTTTCTGATATACTCCGTCAGTCCTTTAGGATTATCAATGTAATTCCATACATCAAAATCCCCCGTGCCGTCAGCGTATCTATAAGTAGGCGACTTTCTGCCCATAAGTTGCGCCGTACCGTTAGCGGGCAACACTTTCATGCCTTTAGGTGCATTCGGAATAAGTACATTTCTGCCCTTTGGAATAAATGATTGTCCGTTAGGCATTTGCACTAATTCAGCACCGTTGCCGTCGTTTACAAGGGCGTTGCCGCCTTTGTGTCCGTTCGTGCCGTTGGCATATCCCTTTACAGACGCTAATTTACTCTTTGAGCCGATTTGACTAAGTACAAAATTAGCGCTGCTTACAACCTTGTTTGCACCAGCAGATGAAGCGGACGCAGCCCTATTCCATATTGCAGTAATAGCATTTGCTAAACTGTTCCCTGTGCTCCTGATAGCGTCGCCCATTTTGTTAGGCAGTTGTTTAGCCTTGCTTACCATACTGTCAATGTTTTTAGTCACTATTTGCAGTGAATTTGTTGTAATAGTGCTCGGCTGTTTAAGCGACTGCCACAATCCGTTCAAATTGCCAAGATTGATTTTGTTGACCTGCGCAATAAAGCCTTGAATATTCTCGCCAAAAGTTTTTAAGTCCGAACCAATAGACGCAAGGTCATTAGTGCCTGAAAACTTTTGCTTTAGACCGCCTTTTTTCGGCAAGTCTTTGATGTCCTTTAAGGCTTTGAACAGAGCGGGAATTTTGCTCATATCATCAATTTTAGAAATTGATGTGTAGAAAGAAGCAACCGCCTTGCCAAAAGACGGTAACTGTTTAGCAATACCCGATATGTTTGTTTCGCCAGTAAACCACTGCTTAATTCCGCCTGTTTTCGGCAGACCGCCAATGCCTGAAAGCGATTTGAACAAAGATTTAGCGTTTGCAAATCCTGCCTGCGGTATTTTGGCTACATTAGTAAAGAAGCCGATAACGCCCTTACCCGACAATTTAGACAATCCGCTTGCCAATGAAGAAAAGTCTGTTTCACCGCCAAACCATTGTACAAGACCGCCAGTTTTAGGCACATTGCTTATACCTGAAAGACAAGAAAACAGCAGTTTTGCGTTTGTAAATCCTGCCGCTGGCAATGTAGCAACCATTACAAAGAAGCCTGACGCTTTTGCTGCAAAGGTCGTTAATTGTGTGCCAATGCTTCCTAAATCCGTTTTGCCGCCAATCTTGCTTAAAAGGTTGTTTCCTGTCATTTTTAGCATAAAGTTTGCAAAACTGTTCAAGAAACTACCAACGCCCGACATATCAACGCCTTGCAGCATTGTAAACATAGGCTTTATTGATTTGGCAAAGGTGGCAATATTCTTGCCTATCGTCGGCAATGAATTTGAAATGCCCTCACCAAGTCCGCCAACCAACGAACCGCCAATTTGTCCGATTACTCTAAACAAATTAGCAAGGGTTTTGCCGCCGCTTGTCATAAACTCGTCAAAGCCCTCTATCTTAGACAATGCGCCAAAGGCTGCAATAAGAGCGGTCATACCGCCAATCACCAATGCTATGTTAGCCAATCCAGCCAGTACAACGGGAATAGGTATTACACCAATAATTCCAGCAAATACAGCCATTACAGAGCCAACACCGCCCAATGCGCCCATTATAGCGGTAATTTTCAGTATTTGTGCCGTGTCAAAATTGATAAGAGATACTGCGCCTATCAACAAGTAAAGGGCGGACAATCCACCAATGACTAAGCCAATGTTAGCCAAGCCTTTTAGCACAATCGGAATAGGTATCAATCCTACTAAACCTGCAAATCCAGCTAAAACAGCACCGAGCGTGCCCAAAGCACCAATAATAGCGGTTACTTTCAGCACCTGTGCAAGATTGAAATTGACGAGCGATACAGCACCGATAAGCAAATATAATGCCGACATACCAGCAATGACTAATGCAATGTTTGCAAGTCCTTTGAGGACTGTTTTAATAGGTATCTTGCCGACTGAACCCGTCCATTTGGCAAGTTCAGAGCCGACTAAGCCTAACGCACCGATTACTGCAATCAGTTTTACTATTGCACCCGTGCTTGACAGTTTCGCAATCTGCGGAGCAACTAACATCAACAATGCAGCCATTCCAGTAAATCCAGCAATGATAATGCCGAGATTTGCCATACCTTTTAGTATGGTGGAGGTCTTTGTCTTTGCAAGTTGCTTGAATGTATCTGTCAGTCCACTAAGCAGCGACTTATTGCCGCCTTTTGAGCCGCCAAAAATCCCCTTAAATGAAGAAAGAGTTTTCAATACCTTAACCACGGCTACCAATCCAAGCAAATATGGAATGCTTTTTTTGATTTTCTCGCCGTTTTTGGTAAAGAAGTCTGCTAACTTATCAAATACAGGAAGTTTGAAACCGAACGCTTCCGTTATCGCAGCACCTAACTGTTTGGCAATGTTCGGCAATTCCTTAACAATAACCTTGATTATGTTAGGCAACGCCACAATAAGACCCTTGACTAATGAAGTTGCCGCTTTCAGCAAAGGCGGTAACAATTCATCTACAAGTTTAGGGAATTCCTTTTCAATGATAGGTGATACTTTTTCAATCAGTTTACCGATACCCGACAATGCTTTTATGATTGCAGGCTTGATGTTTTTTGCAAATATAGCCGCACTATCCACAAGGTTATCAACACATTGATTGAAACTGTCGCCGCCTTGTATCAAAGCGGGCATAAGGTTACCCCAAGCCGCTTTCAAAGAGTTTAGCGAGCCTGAAATAGTATGTTCCGCTTCTTTTTGCGTTGTACCATAAATGCCCGTTTCTTTTTGTACGGCGTGAATTGCCTTTACGATATTGCCGTAGGACAAACTGTTTGCTTTAACGCTCTTATCAAGTTTTGCAGCGTCTTTTACAAGGCGTTGCATTTCGGACTTTGTACCGCCATAGCCCAACTTCAAGTTATCTAACCATTTACTACCCTCGGTTTCCCGATATTTAAAAAGAGCCTATACGAATGTATAAGCCCTTTAGGGATTAGACTATATCTTCAACTTTTTCAAGTACCCAACCTTTTTTATTTCCTTTTTTGTAGCGTCTATTGTAATGTATTTCACTATCCGAACAGTGAAAATATTTAGCCGCTTCTTGTCGAGAATTAAAAATGATTGTTTCGCCGTTTTGATTTGTTGCTCTAACTTTTCTCTTTTTGTTGTTAATTCTTGATTGATAACCAAACGCCAACGCATTTTCTGACGGTGTTACCCACCTTAAATTTTCAACATTATTATTAGAACGATTACCGTCTATGTGGTCTACCCAACATTTTTCATCATTTTCAGGTTTTTCAATAAATGCTTCTGCAACAAGTCTATGAATATGTTTTGTAACAGTAAATCGCAAATAACCGTTATTTTCTCTTGTAGCCATTATTTGACCTGTACTGTCTTTTCTTATTCTTCCTTTGTTGCTTACTGAATAGCCTTTCAAGTCGGTAATTTCTTTCCAAATCTCCATAGCCTGTACTCCCAAAAGTTGGTGTGCACTTCCAATACCGTATCAATAGGTATTGTACTCGGTGACGAACCGATAGTCGTTTGACGATTATTATATTGATATATCTTTTTACACCCATATATTACCATAATTTGTAATGTTTGTCAAGTGTAATTTTGGTATGTTAATATAAATTTCGCACAGGATTACCATATACTTTTGTACTTAGGCTTCCCCTGTTAGCAAGGTTATCTCAATAGCCATTTCCTGCTATATTTTAACCTCACACCTCTGATAGAGTTCACACACGCTGAACGACATATCACTATGCCGCCCGACTATTAGATTTAATCGTGTAGTTCTGCTTTGCAAAACCTTGATACGCCCACTGAATACTGCCCATATCAGTACCCATTTTGTTAGCGTTATCGGACATATCGGAAACGGCTGTATTAGCGAGTTTTGCCGCTTTCATAGTGTCGTTGCCAGTGCTTTGAAGCAAACTTGCAGAGAAACTTGTTACGGTTTCCATATAATCGTTGGCTGACAATCCCGCCGTTTTATATGCGTCGTTCGCATTTTTAACAACAAGATTTTGGCTTTCAGTCAACTTCTTGTATTCGCCTTTTACTTTGCCAACGGATTTCCCTGTTAGTTTTGCGTATTCCTTTACGCTTTTTGCACCTTTTGCACCTAACAGTGTTTCAACGCCGCCTATTTGCTGCTCATAATTTGCATAAGCAGAAACAGACTTAGCAACAAGTCCGCCTATTGCCGTTGCTGCTGCACCCATACCGCCTACAATGGCTTTGAATGATATGCCAGCAACCTTTTTAAGCCCTCTGTATGCAGCGCCGCTTGCTTTTTTCGCTATCGCTGATAAATTGTTTTTGACCTTATTCAATCCGCTATTAAGTTTTGATGTATCTGTGTTTTTGAAACGGTCAAGAAACTTTTTTGTCTTTTTTGTGCTGTCGCCTAATTCGTCCATATCGTCAGCGGTTTTGTTGACTTCTTTTTTCAACTTATCTACGCCGTCGGACTTTCCAAGACCTGATACAGACTTCTTTGCGTCGTCTGCACTCTTTTTCAGTTTACCTAAGCCGTCGTCAACATCATTGCTAACGGATTTTTTCAACTTATCCATTCCGTCATTGATTTTATTGAGCGTGCCTAAGTCTGTTTTGAAACCAATCTCAATAATATCCTGACGGATAACATTTGCCATATATGTACCTCCTTTCTTGCAGGAAGTAAAAAGCACCCTAAAAAGGGTGCTTTATTTTTTGGTATTAGATTTTTTTATTTGTTCGTTCACTATATCAAGGGCTATATTAGCCTTTAACACTTGCTGCGGTGTCATTTGATTAAAAACGGTGTTGTAATCAAAGTTCGCAATATCGCAAAATATCAATCGCCAGTAGTCCCACTCTTTAAGGACTTCGCTTTTTAGTTTTGCCTTTGATTTGCTTTCAAAATTGCCAAATAGTACGCTTTTGCCAAACTCCAAGACTTCATAAAAAGTCTGCAAGTCGTCAAAATCATCTGCCGTTACTTTTGGATTTATGATAATCTCGTCAAAAATAACGGCTGACAATTTAGAATTAGAATAGCGTTTTTTGTCCTCTGACAAGCACTCTGTCAATACACGCTCTGTATAGTTTTTACCTTTCCATACGGCAGTGTATTCTACACCGTTTATGACCTTTTTTATAGTTTCCATATCAAATAAAAAGGCTATGAATAAGCCTTACTTGACCTTTTCGCCGCTCCCTGCGGGCTTCAATTCGCCCTGCATTACCTCACGGGCAAAGCTGACAACCGCATTAAATTCGTCCATATTGTCGAAAGAGTCAACGGTAAGTCCTTTAGGCTCAACGACAACATTATCAAAAAGATACTGTGCCATTTTTTCAAGGCTCGTGTTGTTTGAGCCGTCAATGTAACTTTCGTCAACTGCTTTCAGAGCAACAGACAAACCGCTAAACTGCGCCTTGTAATTCTTCCCGTTGATTTTCTTTTCTACCGTATAAAACTTAATAGCCATTTTATAGCCCTCCAAATAATAGTAATGATAATGTAAAAAAGGCGACAATTTTATGCCGCCTTTTCGTCCTTAGTCTTTCGCTTTAGTCCGCCGCTTCGCAAACAAAGTCAAATACGCCGAATTCAAACTCCATGTCCTCGGCTTCTGCACCTCTGCTGATTTCGGGTGACTTTTTAAGCAGTGCCTTAGTGCCGCCCATACGCTCACCAAGCACCTTATTTACAACCCAAAGGGGGAACGGGTCTCTTTTCTGTGCAAGTCCAAGCAAATACCCTTTCTGCGGGCTTGTGGGCTGCACAACAACAGTAACAGTACCCAGCGGGTCATTCTTAATGCTGATACACACATCACCCTGTGCGCCGACGGAAGTTTCGTAGTTATCCTCGTCCTTTTCGCCAGTCACCATATCTTCGCCAAGACCAGTGATATAAACGCCGTCTACCATAACCGTACAATCTTTTGCGTCATAAGTAGTCATTTTTTAGTCCTCCTTATACATACTTAATAGTGCCGTTAATCTTCGCATAATGAATAGCACCAGCAAGCACAAATCCAAATTTGCCGTCACAATACTTTCTTGCCTGAATGTCCTCTGCGTCTGCGTTCTCACGCAAGCCAAAGTTTACGCTGTAAGCAGGCGTGCCGTCCTCATTGTCTGCGATAACGCCGTTGTTATATGCGTCTTTCAGTACATTCACGGTAACACTTTCCAGCATTGCAATACCGTTGTTGGTGTACGGCACTTTGCGCTGATTGTTGAGCAGCTTTTGTGTCTGATATTCGATTTGCTGAATTACATAATCCATACTGTCAACAACATCAATAAACTCACCGATAAAGGTTTTACCGTCCGATACAACGGTATCACCAGCCTTTTCAAGAATGGCAAGAATGTTAGGCGTGGTCTTAATTACCGTGTTGTAAGTGTCATTGCTCATTACAACGCCGCCGTTTACAATGATATTCTTGTAGGTGTAGCTGCCGACTGCAAGCCCGCATACTGCGCCAAGAATGGCAGCAATATTCGTTACTGCGCCGTCCTTGTCGTCTGCGTTGCTGCCGCACACAACAACCAGTCTGTCATTTGCGCTGTCATTATAACTTTCAGGCAAAAGAGAGATAGGCAGAAACAGCATTTTGTCAGCAGTAGTCTTGATATAGTCAATAGCGTCCTGCGACTTCGTGTTGTCCTCAATCACATCAAGCAGAACAAGCTGCCGCCAGCCGTTTTCCTCGGTCGCTTTGATTGCTGTTACAAGGTTTGCGGTAGTCGTACTCGCAGCCACACCCAAGCAAGCGACTTTTTCAGGCGGATTGTCGCCGCCCTGCAATGCTGAAACAAACTTGTTAAGCGCAGTTTCCGCAGCAAGCGTAGTAGCCACTTTGTCCAGTTCGATTTCAGCGTACTTTTGATTTGCAGTTGCCGCAGTAGAAAAAACGATAAGGGGATAGCCCAAACCCGCTTTGCCGATTACTTTCTGCAAATCAATAGTTACATTTACATCTTTAATCATTTTTTTACTCCTTTGTTGTTATTTCAAGTATTGCCGTTGTAATTTAAGTTCAAATCATCAACAACACCTGATTTGTTAATGTTGTTTTCTGTTTCATCAAACAGATAAAAGACAACATCAAAACCGTTCTTGTACTCATACTCAACGGTTAAAACATTGTCCCTGTTAGTTATGTCTGTGACGGATTGAACAACAACGCCGTTGCTTCTTAGATACACCCTACCAGAATAGTCCAGCCATTCCCTCGCTTTAAGTGCAAGGTTTACGCTTTCGCTATCCTTGTCAGACTGCGCTGTAATGCTCCAAGTCTGCTTTAATAGCTTTCGTGTAGTTCCGTCCTCGTGTTCTTCATAAGTGCCGTTATTCGCACTTGCAAGCGTTGTAATCGTGTAAGAAACATACGGATAGGCAGGCGGCTCTTTGTTTTGATTGCTTCTTATTACTTTGCAACCCAAAAAATCGCTTAAACCCTTTGGAATTACATTTTTCATATTTTCCATGTCAATCATAGTGCCACCTCCTGTTAGTCACTTATTCCGTTTCAGGTTTTCCAACTTCCGCATAAATCTCTGCGTCGGGCGGCAAATCCGCTTCTGCTACGATTTGAACAGTTGAAAAATCATAATCATAGCGCAGCGCAACTGCCGTTTTGAACATCAATTCTTCTGATTGAGTTAAATGGATATACCAACCCTCATTGCTGCAAATACGATACATAATGACTGGGTTTCCAATTTCTTCAACCGTACAATGTTCAATGTTCGGAATTTCATAAACAGTCATATTGTTGCTCCTCTATCCTAAAGACCAGTTTTTATTACTGATTTGCGTTAGTTGTTCATTTGTGAGCCTTTTTACAACAGAAGAATGAAGATAAATTGCTTGTGCTGTCTGTCCTGTTAAGTCTGCCAAGCCGTCAATTATTGATTGTACGCTTTCATCTGTCAGCACACTTGTTTGCGGTAAATAGAAATTGAAACAAATTGTGTTAGGAACAAATCTTATATTTTTTAATGCAAATTGCCCATAACAAAAATCGCTACTATTCCATTTTCCTGAAGTTAAATCAATAGGATTTGTAATAGTTTCAATTCTATTTGAGCCACTGCTACCGTCCATTGATAGCCAATTACGCCAATTACTAACATTTTTTGTATCAAAATTCAATGTCAATGTTTTTAATGAACCGCTATTCACAGCAAAATCCGCCATATTCGTTATTTTAGCGTTACTATCTAAAATTAACTCTGTGATTATTTTTTGCTTTACACGCACAAAGAAATTATATAATGATGTTTGAGCGTTAGGCAGTTTTATATGCAATGTTCCGTTCTTGTAACCTTTTGGGAAAGTATTAACTGCATAGAAACTTATTGAGTTTGCATAAGTTGCGTCTATAATATCTGCGCTCGGAATATCACCAATAGCCTTTGGCATTTCGTAAGGCTTCAACTTCTTTTCAGTTCCGCTTTTCTGACGAATTGCATTACCAATGTCTTTCATTGTTTGTTCTTGAATTAACACATTAGCCATTAGTATGCCACCTCGTTTCCGTCAATGATTTCAGTTCCGCTTGCGGCATTATCGAACGCACTAACCCATTTGAGCGTGTAAGCATAAACGCCTGTAAACACCGCATTCTCTTTAACTTCCTCAATACGATATACCTGTTCATCATCAACAACCGTTGCACCTATCAGCCGTGTGTCTAACGCTTTAAGCATAAATAAACGCTTATCACGGGTCGTCAATGTTCCCTCTGCTCTGTATATCTTGCTTTCAGTAAAGTTGAGAATAGCACCCGTGAGTTTGACGGATATAGGGTTTACATCTACATATTCGCCCCTGTCGTCATAATAGCCCTCATTTCTGTATGTGGCGGTAAACTCACGGCTGTATTTGTTTATCAGGCGTTCAAAATGAAAATACGGCATTTACTTTGTCCTCCATGTGATACCCTCAATCATTCCGCCTGTATTAACAAGCGGGTTACTGCTGCCTTTTTGTTCAACGGTATAAGGGTGATTTGGCGGATTAGATAAATCACGGGCGTATGTTTTTATGTTCGTTGCCAACACTTGACCTATCATATCAAGTAATTGTTGGTCGCTCATATATCCGCCCGCCACCTGCTCAACGGCTCTGTCTGCTTGTTTCATTACCTTATCAATATTCTTGTCGTGCCCTGTTCTCAAAAAAGACCTTTCAGGAATTTTGATTGTGGTAGTGTTTGGTGACAAATGCAAGCCGTGATAATGCAAATAGGCTCTCATTTTTTGGGTCACGGTAATATTACAGCCGTATTCGTGGATTGCGGCTAACCATTGATGTTCACCCTCAATAACGCCGACTTCAACTTTTCTTCCGTCTAATGTCTTAATGCTTTTTGTCATGTCAGGCATTTTATTGACGGTCGTTTTCCACTTTATGCCCATAGCACCGCACCCCCTTTTTTACTTCCACCTGCTAACGGCAGAAACAAAAGAAACAGGCGACACAAGGCAGTCACCAAGTAAACTGCTTGCTAAATCCCACAAAAGACTGTTTTTATCACTTGTATTGAATGACTGTGACAATCCCTCTATGCTTTCGCTTGATACGCTTACATCTGTTGCCATTGCTTCTTTGAATTTAACGACAAAAAGCCTTACACTTGCGGGCAAGGCTTTTAAGTCGTCGTCTTTGTTCACATCAAATTGCAATGTTGTATTGTTAAGCACCCATTGTAAAGCACTTTCAATCATTAGCAAGTCAGTATCTTTAATCTCAAATCCAAGATTTAACAATGCTGCTTGTTCTTTTGTCATTTAATCACCTGCTTAGGCTACTTCGATAGCGTAGCACTCGTTCGCACGCTCAAAGGACGGCAGCACGATTTCGGAAGCCGTGGTCTTAGTGTTCACGGGGTCGTCAGTAATAGTCACTGCAACCGCAACGCCAGTGTTCACGATAGATACACTTGCGTCCGCTCTCGTTGCAAGCGTTCTTTCTTCGGGGGTAGTGCCGTACCAAGTGTTGCCCAAAGTACCCGACGGCAACATCATTACAATGTTGTCAGGATAAAACTTTTGAGCCGTGCCGCTCTCGTTCTTAAACTGCTTATTGTAAACCACAATAGATACATTCAGTTCTTCCTCAATGTACGCTATCACTCTTGCGGTGGTGTAGTTCACATTTGCGGTGGTGTTCTGTGCCAGCACGCCGCTCTGTACTTTCTTGCTGTTCTTGATATAGTTGAAAGTCGCCTTAGACATCAGCAGAACGGCGGGGCGGTTGCCCGTTGCTTCCTCCTGTGCGTCCAGTGCGTCCTCAATATCCTTTACGGGGTCGCAAGTATCAGCAGCAGACCACTTATTAGCGGCAGTAGTGATTTTCTTGTAATGTTCTTGCTTCCAACTGCCGTCAGGGTCGTAGTTATAGGTATAATTTACGCCGTTTGCAGAAATAGCAATGCCCATAGAACCGCTAAGGGGTGCCAGCAACTGCATAATCATTCTTTCAGGCACAACATTTGCGCCGTCAATAAGGGTCTGCGTATCGTTGAAAATGTTGTTCAGCACCTGCGTTGCGTAGGGGTCGTTTGCGTCCTGCACTCGCATAATTTCCTGCTCATCTGCTTCCTTTACAAGCATACTCTCACGGAAAAACGCCATTTCGGTTTCGTTAATGCTCACGCCTACACGGTCACGGAATTTAGACTTTGCGTCAAAGGCGGACGGTGCAAGAGAAACGGGCAAACCGTTGTGCCCCTTAATCCATTTCAGGTCAAGACCTGCCTTTTTCTGTGCGGGGAAAAGACCTGCACCAAAATACGGAATAGCATTACTTGCCGCATTCGTATAGTTAAGGGCAATAGCGTCCGCATTGAAAACTTCTGATAATCTCATGTGTTAAATCCTCCTTACATAAAAGTAATTTGTTTAAGAACAGTCTTAGCGCCAATTTTAGTACCGCTATCACTTGTGGTGTCCGCAGTGGGTGCAGCGGGCAGCTTAGCGGCAACGATAAAGCCGTGAATTACAATAGCGCCGTTCGGGTTCTCGGCGGGGTACACATCATTCAGCAACACACCGATTGCCTTATCGTCATTAGACGGAATAATAGTGCCTGCCTTAATAACACCGTTAGTTGCGGTGATTTCAGAGCAATTATACGGAATTGCTACAAAATGGTCGTTAGCAAGGATATTTACACCCTGCGTAACATCTTTGGTAGTAAATTTCATTACTTCTTACCTCCTAAGTAATAATCCAAGATTTCATTTGATTTCTTTTGCGCTTCTGCTTTCGCTTTGCCAAGTTCAGCAGCAACGCTTGTGTTTTTATCGTCCGTTGAGCCGCCCTTGCCGCTCCCGTTAGGTGTTCTGCCGTTAGCCTTAAAGGTAGCGTCAACTTTGGCAGTAACAAATCTGTCAACAAGGCTTTTGAATGACTTTACTTTTGCGTTAATAGCGTTTTCGTCCTCGCCCATTACAAAGTCAATAAGTTCAAGGGATAAGTCGCTGCCGTCGTCAAGTTCTGCTTCTTTAATTGCCTTGATAGCATACAGTCTGTTTTCTCTTTCAAGTAAGGCTTGTTCCTTTTCTGTCAATGCTTTTTCTTTGTCGGCAATTTCAAGATTTTTAATCTCTGCGTCGGTCAACTTTTCCTTTTTCAATCTGTCAAGTTCTTTTTGCAAATCTGCTTTCTGTTTGCCAAGTTCAGCCGTGATTTTGTCTACTCTTGACTGAATGAGTTTGTCGAGCGCTTCCGTTGATAACTGGGACTGATTTTGCGTGTTATTGTCGTCGCCTTTACCAGCGCCGCCGTCACCGTCACCAGTTCCGTTATCGCCATTGTCGCCGCCGCTTGCGCCGTCTCCGCTGCCACCGTCTGCAAACATCTGAATGTTGAGCGGCAAAAGTGAAGTCTTAACAGCGTCAAGCGTGTTTTCTGCTGCCGTGATTTGTTCTGTCGTCATTGTTTTGTTCCTCCATACCATATAGATATTTTTTTGCTTCCGTATAGAAAGCGTTTTTGAATACAAAAAAGAACGCACCATATAGATACGCTCTTTCTTTGTACTTATAATAAAACCGTCCACCTCGACACACCGCTTATTGTGCGGGGTTTACTATGAAACGGTATAGTTAATGTGAAAATCTTTAGTTCCAATATTCAAGCATTCCAGCAAGTGACACTGCACATTGCCACGGTGACTGCCCTTTATAGTCCTTTTGACTTTCAATGTACTCAATATTCTTTTTTGCACGCTCAATTTCTTCTAAAGCGTCCTCGTCGTCTTTATAGTCTTGTTCAAGGCGTTCAATAATCTGTGTTGCGGACATATCGCCCATTTCATTTTGCGTCAACATATATTTTCACCTCTACAATATTATAATATATAAAACTTTTTTAGTATATTGACACATTACACAAAAATGAATGTAAATATTTGGCTTTATTTGTGCAATATGCGAATTGTATTTGTACTGCATTTGTGGTACAATATATACATAAGATAAAGAAAGGGGGCAATATAATGAACGAGCAACAAATCGCCGAATTAAAAGCAATCGTTGACGAACTTTCAAAGTTATATGACAAACTTGAAAAAGACACCAAAGAAAATCGTCAAATGTTGCTTGAAATCGCTATAATGCTTTCAAAACTGTAACCAAAAGGGCGGTGTAAAGCCGCCCTTTTAGCCCTCTTGCGCTTTTAACAACTTGTCACGGTAACTCAATGCTTCGTCGTAATCTTCAATCGTTTTCAGTTTGTCTAATTCCTCTTGCGTAGATACCTTGTAAGCCTTTTTGGCGTTCTTTTCAATAACTGTTTGCAAGTCGTCTGTGTTCTTCATCATAACATACACATCAGGGCGAGTTTTCAGCAAATACGGGTCGTCCACATAATCAGCATTAAACGGTATTCTTGCAACAGGCACATAGCCGCACTTTTCATAAGAATTTGCAAGAAACGAACCGTAACAATCCATTTTTTCACCGCCGTTTGCCCTTGCTGTTATAATGAGGTCATTTACGCCACCTTTTACCTTATATTCTGCATTTTTGAATACTGCCGTTATATCCCCGTCGGGCTTAACCGCCACGCCTGCCATTTGATTTTCAGAAAGAAACAGTTTGAAGTCTTTAAGTTCTTCGAGCGGGTGAGTATCAACGCAAGCCGCCGCCCCACCTTGCTTTTTCATTTCCCTTATTGCCTTATCAAATGCCACTGTGTCCGTAGTTCGTTGCAGTTCGAGATTTGCAATGCCGTTATTATTCATCTGCTGCTTAATGCTGCTGTGAACACTTGCAGTATTTACGGGCTTTCCCGTTGCCTTTTCAAATTCGGCAAAGGTCATTAGGTTATATTCAAGAAAGCAACGGCAATTACAGTCATGTCCAGCCACGCCACTATGTGACGGGGCTTTTGTTTTAACGCCGTCGTCAAACTTGAAGTAGTCGCCCGCTTTAACAGTCCGCCCCTCCATTGTCACATGATTAGGCTTGCCAAAATAAGAGCGCCGTCCTGCTGTATATTTCTTTCGTGCTTTTACGCCTGCTTTTCTCTTGTATGCCGCAACCTGCGGGCGCACCCGTTCATCTTTCATTGTGCGCCAAGTAGCCGCATAAATGTAATTGCTGCCGTCAAAGCATTGTTGCAAGTCAACGGCACAATCCATAAAGCCGCCCTCTTGTACTCTGTGCGTTTCTGTTCGTGCTATTGTAATTGCCTTGCGATAATCAATATCAAGTCTGTTTGACAGTTTCTTTGCGACCGTTTCGTACCTATCCCCCGTTACTAAAGCCATATTCAACTCTTGCTTTATGCCGTAAATGACCTCTGCCCTGTGCTTTTCTAACACATCAGGCAAAGTTAAGCCGCTGACTGGATTATCAACGGCATTTTTCATAACTTCGGGTCTTACAGACAATCCTTGCAATTTGGCGGCAAGTTCAGCGTCACTATTTGATTTTTGCACCGCTTCGACCATACCGTCATAGCAACTTTTGTATGTTTCCTCTACGGTATCAAGAATAAGTTTTGCATATTTCGGGCTTAGACCGTCAACCTGCTTTTCGACTTCTTCAAGAAAACGGGCATAGCGGCTTTGTGACTGCAACAAAGCAATGCTTAAATTGCCGTCACTATCCGCATACTGTGCATACTCATTGCCAAGAAAGCCTATTAACTCTTTCATCAATGCTTTGTATAAGCGTCTGATTTTCTTTTCCGCTCCCGCTGTTCTGTGTTCTTCAATTCGCCGTAACTCGGCAAAATAGCGGTCAAGCGTCTTTTTTGAAATCGGCATTACTCATTATCCTTTTTTGCCTTTTTTTCGTCGTCTGTTTCTTCATCTTCGGGAATGTCTTTTGATAATGGTGTAATATCGTTCATTTCCTTTTCTTTAAGGGATAGAACATAATCAACATCATCAATAAACGACAACTGGCTATATACAATCTCGTCAGGCAAGCCGATAGCCTTTAATGCCTGCGCCGTCGTTGCTTCGTTAGCAAGGTCAAGCGGGAAGTTACGCACAAAGTCCATATCTGCCTGCAACGGGTCAAATGCAATTTGCTTTTTCGCCCATGCGCTCGCAAGAACACGCCACATATACTGTCCTGCGTCCATCATCTTTGCTTCAAACATACCGCACTTTGTTTCAAGCCCGTGCAGTTTGAATTTTAGCGATACACCGCTTGCCGCTCCAAAGGTTTCGTCATTCAGATTTGGCGTTTTACTGAAACGATAGATATTATCCTGCACACGCTGTAAATGGTGCTCGGTAAAACTGTCGTTGATATTCTTTGTTAAGAAATACGCCTTTCCCTGCTGCGTGCCCGTGGGCGGGAACACAAAAGAACCGCTTTTCTGCCCCTCTTTGATTGTTTTGTCGCTGATTTTCAGATTTTCAAAAATCAAATAAGCGTGCACAAACGCTTCTACCTCATTTGAATTATCCGACAATACTTTGTCGTAATCATCAATCAAAGAAAGCACCTTTTCAGCGTCGCCCAACATTTCTTTGTTGTTTGCGATACCTTGCAACGGGCACAAATCGAACATGTGCGGCTTAGGCTCGCCGTCCTGCTCTAATTTGGACAGGTAGCCCCTGAATGTGTAAATGTATGTATTGTCGTAGAATTCAACCACCCACGACTTTACATTGTTAATATCCCATACAGGATAATAGCGGATTGCATACTTCGGCTCTGAAATATCGGTCTTTGACAAAATGATAGTTTCAAATCCGTGTACGGGCATTACTCTTTCGTTGCCGTCGGTGTCAACATAAAAAAGCCTGCCAGCATAACCGTAAATGCTTGCAAACTTCGTTGTTTCCATATCCACACCGTACATATTGTTACGGGTGATAAAGTCGGTCTGCGCTTTTGTTGCCTTTTCAACCGCTTCTTTACCGCCCGTTGCTTCTTCTGCTTCGTCATTTTGTCCGTAACTGTATGTAATAGGCTTGCCAGCAAAATAGCCCGTCTTAAAATCTACAATTTCACTGAAAAAGTCATTGTTGATTTTGTTGTTTATCGGGTCTTGTTCTTCAAATCTCGGCTCACGCTTGAAAATAGGCACGCCACCGTCCATAGTCATATAGCGGTCATACAGTTTTTTGTTGTAAAGCGCATTTCCTCTGTGTTTATTGATAATCTTGCTTAGTAATTCGGGTGTAATGCCGTTGCTATCAATTTCATCAATAAAAGCCGTAAAATCGGGGTACAACTCATTTATTTTTCTTGCCATTTTTTCCTCGCTTCTTCTTTTTAGATTTATAGTTTGCTATTTTTCTATCAAATAGCACTTTATTGTCATAAGTAACGGTCATTCCGCACCTCTGACATACTCTTACATCATTGACGGTTACAAACTCATGATTGCACATTACAGTCTTGTCCCTGCCTTTACCTCTGCTTCTAACATTTCTTGTTCAAGCGCATATCTCAAAGCGTCTAAAAGGTGATTGTTTGCGTCAACGGGCTTTGCCATTGCGTTACCGTACTTATCCTCTTGCCAATGGTACTGCTCTATCTCATTTTTGAAATTTTGGCAGCGCACATCAACTATTATTTCGTATGTTTGCAACCACCGTATGCCACGATTGATACTATCCGCACCCTTTACGGCTGGCGTTGCATTTACGCCGTGATTTGCTAAATAGTCAATCGTTTTAGGCTCTGCACTATCGCAAGTAATGTAATCATCACCGACAAAACTATGTGCTACTCTCACAAGTTCATCATCATTCATTCCCGCTTGGTAGAATTCATCAAGTATATAAATCTTTTTGCGGGTTTTATCAATATGCACCTTTATTAAGGCGTTAGGGTCTGACGAATAGCCAAAGTCGCAGCCAAAATATAAATGGTCGAAAGCCTTTGACTGCTCGCTCAAATCCTCTGTATGCCAGTTCTTAAAGATAATGTTTCCGAGTATGCCCCAGTTGCCAAGCGAATACACATTGTAAAAATATGGGTCGCTCTCATTCTCTAATTGCGCTCTATCTTCGGGGGTCAAAAACAAATTATCCTTGTAGGTGGTCTTTAAGATTAGTAAATTATCATCTTCATAATAATTTTTGTCGTCTTGCCAACCGCCGAAAAATGTTTGATATATCCAATGTGATTTTAAGATAGGGTTAAATGCTAAAATAATGCCTTTGCGGTGTTCACTGTAACCACGCAAGCGCTTTGTCAACTGCTTGTAGGCGGCGTACTTTATCTCTGTTGCTTCTTCTACAAATATCCTTTCAAGCACGCCCTCAATCGGTGTAATTGACTTGACCTTTTCAACATCATCAAGCCCCGCAAATAGTATTTGTTTATTATTCAGGGTGTTAGTAATAACCATATCCGAGCGGTTTATTCTGTAATACTCGCTCAAATTCATTTTGATTATTGCCTTTGTTACCTCATTGAAAATACTGTTACGCATTGTCTTTGCAACATTACGGCAGCATAGCCAATTAACGCCGTGCATATTATCAAGTACAATCTTTTGTCCGTTGAAATAAGATTTACCACTTGACGAGCCGCCGTAAAAGATTTGCACAAATTGTGGCTTATCAAGATATGGAAAATACACGGGGTTTATCTTTACATCAATATCTATTTTTACCACCGCCCTTTACATCACATCAAAAACAACACAAAAAAGCGGCTGATTTGCTCAACCGCTTTTGTCTATTGCCTTTTATACTATTTCGCACGCTTGATACTCATAGCAATCAATGCAGCCTACCAAAATGCCCTCATTGATTTTAACATCTCTGTAAGTCAGCCCAAGCAACTGTTTCAACTGCTAAACCGTACTGCTTGCCTGTTAATTCGCAAACAATACCGTTGCCGTTATTCATTACAGCTTCTAACAGTTCTGTCAACTCGTCAAGCAATGCAAGCATCTTGATATATGTCTGCTTGTCAACCTTGACCTCGCCATTCTCAACGGCTGAAATGTCATTCTTCAAACGGTTGCACCTAAACTCTATATCGTGTGCGTGCTTTCTTGTGCTAAATTTATAAGTTTTCATATATATACCCCTTTCTGTTTGGTGTTGTCTTTCTCTCACCTTGTAAGCATATTATAACACATTTGCGATATAATATCTATTGACATTTTGCACAAAGATTTGCCTTGATTTTTGTACATTTTTTAGCACTTTTTGTATTGGCTTTGTACTGCTTTTGTAGTATTATATTATTGTAAGTTAAAGGCAGTAAGCCGACGGGCTTTAAGCGTAGAAAGGTAAAATCATGACAGATAAAGAAAGACTTGCAGCAATTCGCAAAGAATTGAAAGAACACGGCTACAATAACCGCCGTGTCGGTGTATCTTATGACGGCTATGCAATTCGGCTAAACATTAAAGAATTAGCCATTGACAAAAAAGAGATTGAAAACATTGCAATGAAATACGAAAATTACAGCCGTGATGAACGCACAGGCGAGATTTTAAGCGGCGGCAATACATTTGTATTTGTTGACTATGATTACCGCTTGACAGCATAAAGGGGCTTAAAAATGAAAACAACAACACTTGCAAATGATATTTATATTCAGGGCTATGGTACATTACCCAAAGGCTTAAAATTGAATGTGAGCCGTTTTAACAGCCGCTATATATACGCTGATTTGAACGGTTGCACATTGCAGTTGACCTATAAAGATACAACATCAAAAAGACCAAAAAAGACAACATCAAGGGCGGTACAATAACCGCCCTTTTTATTTTGCTATGCGCATGATTTTGTCAACGGTCAAATATTCTTCACATACTGGCGTGCTGATTTTCTTGTAGAATTCTGCACGCTGCTTTTCGTCCTCAAATACAAGAATAGAATAAAAGTTGATATTATTCTTATCTTGCATTCTCTCTTTGCCCGCTTCTCTTGCCGCTTTGACTTCTTCAAGTCCCTGCTTCACTTCTTGCGCTTCGGGGGTCTCAAATAGCTGCGTGAACTTTTCGTCACCGTCATACATGAAATCCACATCAGTTTTAGAAAAGCCCATATCGTCAAAGTCAATACCAAATTCTTCCGTCATATCCGCTAATGCGTCTAAATCCCAGTCGCCCTGCATTGACGGGTTGTTCAACTGAACATTTAGTATTGCTTCTTCCTGTTCGTCAACATCAATTACACAAACATCAAGCGTATAATCTTTGCTGCGCTCTAAGGCGTCTAACTGTTCAAGTCTTTGGTGCCCACCTACAAGGTTGCCCGTTCGTCTATTCCAAGTCAGAGTAGATACAAGCCCGTGCTTTCTTAACCCGTCTTTAAGTCGCTTTTTCGCTTCTTTATCCATAATGCGTGGGTTGTAGTCGGCGTTTTTAATATCCGCTCTGCTGATTGTTTCAACCGTGAATTTTTGATATTTACTTTGTGCCATTATTAACCTCCGCTGCTGCCGCTACCTCTGCTTCTGCTTGCCTTTAGCATTGTTCCTTTGTTCACTTTCATTCTGTTAGGAACTCTTACCATAGGCTTATCTCGCAGCATACTTACATGATTTCGTGCGTTTCTTGCTCTTTCCTCTTTCGATTGTGAAGAATAATAGGTAGCGGGTGTTGTTCTGACAATTTTTTGTGTTCTCTTAAATGTTCTTGCCACTCAATCACCTACTTTACTTGCCGTACTTTTCAAATCTTTCAACTGCCGCACCTGCAAACGGATAAACCTTTAATATCTTTTCATAATCTGCGGGGTACATATTTTTGATTGTTGCCAACTCACACCCTGCTAAACTGCGAAAAGAAAAGCCGATTTTCTTTTGTTCGGGGCTTAAATACAGTTTTTTGTATTTGATGTACTGTAATACTTCTTGTTTGTTCCAATATGCAATAGGGTAAAAGCGTCCACGCTTGTAGTCTATGCTACCGCTCTGCTTAATCATTGCGTTACGCACAATACTATCAGCACAACGCTCACCCGCTGCAATCCAATGTATGCCCGTTCTCTGCCTTAAATATTCGTAAGTGTCTGTAATGCCTACAATATCCACATTCGGGTCAAACATTGTAAAACTGCCGTACTTTAAGAAGTTTGAACACTCAAAGTGCGGCAGCCTGATGATTTCTATGCCGTATTTATCCTCATACCTCTTTAGCATTCTTTCTTGGAATTCTAAGTCGGGTACAAGATACATAAAGAACGGCACAACCCTTTTGAAGTACCTAACGCACAAATCAAGCGTTACAATGCTATCCTTGCCGCCACTAAAGCCGACAATGACGCTATCTGTAACGCTTGCCTGTGTTTTAATGGGGTCAAATAACAAATTGCTCATTATTAACCCCCCATTCCGCCGTTAGACTTTCTTCTGAAGCCGTTGTATGCGTCCCGTCGGGTACGACCGAACACACCAGCCATACCTCTTGACTGACCTGTAGCCTTTGCAATTCGGGACTGCATAGGGGTCTGTCTGCTGCCGTATTTATTCTGTGCCATGCTCTCACCTCCCTTTATTGTTATTCCATATCCTCAACATCTTTGTCAGTTGCAGGCTGAACGCTGATATTGATTGTGGGTGCTGCACTTTCGGCGGTTTTTGCTTCCGTGTCGCCAACTATTTCGAGTATCTTCGCTATTGCGCTTGCGTCGCCTGTTGCTGCTGCTTTCATATACATACGAGCCATTAAAAGCATAATGTTTTGTTGTTCTTCGTCCTCAATGCCGAGATTTGATAAAAATTTCTTGTTATTTTCGCCTGTAACATCAAGTGAAAGTATCATATTTAGGCATTCTTTTGCTTTCTTTCGCTTCCTTTGTACTTCCTGTGACTTCTTACCGCCTTTTCGTCCCGCTTCTCTCGCTTGCTCCACGGTTTTGAAGGGCTTCAAATTGTCAATATTTCCTTTTTTCTTTGCCAAATTGCAGCCCTCCTTTTTTTACACTTTTTTTAGGTATTTTGACGCAACATAAAAATACTCGCTGCCGACTTTGATTTTTGCCCACTTGTAACCGTCTGCCGTCTTGCTATATCCTTTGACAACATTTACAATCATTCCATTTACAAGCACGCCTACTGTGTTGTTTGGCTTAATCGCTGGCGTTCTGCGGCATTTCAGCCCGTTTTCCGTTGCAACTTTGTATTTGATTAGTTCAACGGTCTTTTTCTTTTGTTTACTTTTATAGTTGTTGAAGTTGATATATAAAGACGGTCTAAGCAGTTTGGTGTTGTAATGCCAAATATCCGCTTTTTCAACTTCAATATGTAAATGCGCTCCGTAACTATTGCCCGTGTTGCCCATAGTGCCAACCTTATCCCCTGCGGTTACTTTTGCGCCAACCTTTAGCGGGCTTCTTGACTTCATGTGAGCCATAAGCACAACATACTTTCTGTTGCTCGTCCTGATAACAACAAAGTTTCCGTAACTCTTGTCGTATTCATTGCGCAGAACAGTACCGCTAACGGGTGATACAAGGGCAGCCGATTTGTCGCACACCCAGTCCTCGCCTGTGTGGTAGCCTGCCGCCCAACTGCCCTTTTTCTTAAAGGGTGTAGTTTTTCTTGCCTTTTCCGTAAATGGTGAACGATACATAATAATTACTCCCATACTTGCATAAAAACACAAAAACCGCCCTAATGGACGGCTTCTGCGTTAAAGAAAGGTAAAAATCAGCGTAAAATACATTTATGCGATTTAGGAATTATTCAGTTGAGTAGTTCAGAGACCGACACCCTCACCGCATAAAAGTATTTCACAATATTATTTTATATAAATGGTGACTTTTTTTCAATCGACATTTCTTACAATATTTTACGCCGTTTTCTCGTTCCGTTTGTTTAATTTGCACAAAACAGTACGGTGAATGCGGTATGTTTTGTTTTCATTCCACTTCTGCCCTGTGTAATCGTGCATTTTCTTTGTTACTGTTTTCCATGAAAGACCGTAATAGTAGCGGTAACTCAATAACTGACGCTGCACCTTGCTTATATGTGCATTGTCGCAAGCACTTTCAACTTCGTTCCACTTTTCGCACAGTTCGTTGACTAAGTTTTTTCGTTTTTGTTCTAACTTGCCCTTTTTAGTTATGAGTTTGTCAATAATGCTTTCGCCGTTACCTCCGCCACCTCTCGGCATACCTGATAAGTCTTGACACTTCGGCGTGTATAGCATTGCCTTTATTTCTTCCATGCTTTCGTCAACTTCACGAATTCTACAGCGTAGTTCCAAGCATTCTTTTAGTTGTTTCACAATGCAGCACCCCTTGATTATCTGTTGTTTTGATATGATACATAAATGCAATAAACAAAAAAGATAACCGCTTCAACAAAAAGCGTAACGGAAATGCCTGCCACAAAAGGATTGATATACATTACTCTTTCCCCCTTTCATTCAGTTTCTTAGTCAGCGTTTCTATTTGCCGCTCGTAGTTCTCCGCTGCCGTGTTGTACTTTGCTTTCCAGTCGTCGTTCAGTTCGTTGTAGGCTTCTTTCCAGTCGTCATTTTGTTTGTCTGCTAAATCAATAAGATTTTTCCAGTCCCGCTCAAATGTTTTCAATCCGTCGTCCTTGCCGTTTTGATAACCAAGTCTGTAAAACAGCCAACAACAAATAAGTACAAGGCTCAAAAAGAAAATTGTGTAGCCTATCATTCTTGCACCTCCGTTAGTCTGACAACCACAAAATCTATTGAGTCTTTTATGAATTTGTCAGTAAATCCCTTTATGTATTTCTGATTGTCGTTAATGATAATTCCCTGTTTCTGCATAGCGTCCAAAATGTACTTTTTGGCACTCGCTATGTTATCGCAGTCACGCTTTGCAGTTCGTTCATGCCATACAAATTCAACCGTACACGGCTTGCAAGTGGGCTTTACCGTTCCTTTTGCCTTTGCTTCGATAATCGCCCAGCCTATTAGTTCGTCAATGTCAGACTTGAATTTAGCGCCTGCATACTTGTTGCCCCTGCATTTGCTTATGTACTCATTCAGGGACGGCAACTTTGCGTTGATAATAAATCCGTTTATGACACATCACCCCTATTTTTGTTTCGTTTTGACGCATACTTTTGATAACTAAGCGTCTTTTTGCGTTTGATAATGCCGCTCCACTTGACCTTTGGCAATTTTTCCTTTGCGGTCATTACATTAGGACAATTTCCCGCTTTGTGGCAATAATATTTACCCTCGCCGCAATACACCCGCCAAATGCACCGCTTTTTCTTGCAAATCAACATATTTTTACATATCCTTTGCTATTACTTGCGATAAGCCGACTATCATAATGCTGTTTGCTGCCATATCTTTTATTTCTGCCTGATAAAAGCACTTTTTCGTTTCCGTGTCCTTACGCAATGTGCAGCCAGTCAAATAATAGTCTTTTTGCTCGCTTTCCTTAGTAGGTTGATAGATAACAACTTTGTTTAAGTTCTTCTTTACCTCTGATATATCCATTATCGCCCTGTGCTTCCAAAGCCGCCGTTGCCCCGCTCTGTTTCCTTGAATTCGTCAACAACATTGAGTTCAGGAATATCAATTTTCATAACTACAAGTTGAGTGATTTTGTCGCCCCTCTTAATCTCATAGTCCATATTAGAGTGATTATACAGTTTACAAACGATACTGCCGTTGTAACCAACATCAATAACGCCCTCGCTTGTAATGCCGTACTTTACATTTAGTCCGCTCTTGGACTTCAAAAAGCCTGCGGTATTTGGCGGTAACTCAATGTGTACACCTGTATCAATGCTGATACCTCCGTTTGCTGGCACTACCGTGTCAATCGGTGATAAAAGGTCAAGTCCTGCGTCTGTTGCGTGTCCTCTTTTCGGCATTAAAGCCGTGCTGTCTAACATAATGTTCATTTGTTTTACTCCTTTATTTCATTAAAACGGTGCATAACCGTTATTTTCTTTCACCTCGTCCATTTTTGCACCACAGTAAGGACAGTAATTATAAATGTTGTACTCATTGAAAGTATCGATATATCCACAAGCAGAACATTTGCAATCTGCAAATATTTCTAAATCTCCTCCGACTACTATCCAATGAGCGTGCTTTACCGTTTCGACTGTCGGTTGTTTAATAATCAAATCATAATAATAACTATTACAGTCATTCCAACCTTGATGTCTTGCACTCTTGATTTCATCTTCCATTTGTGGATTAAGATATTCTGGTCTATTATTTAACAATTCTTTTCTATCGATTAAATCAGCCATTGCATTCTCTCCAATCTATTCTCTGTCCACATTCGGGGCAAAATTTATAAAAAGCCTCATTGGTTTTATAGTCACCAACAACAGTCAGGCAATTTTGACAAAGATAATTAATATCAATGTCATATTCGCCCAATGCTGATATACCACGATTTATCGTTTCTGTGATAGGTTTTTTAGGTATCTGCTTTTCAATAGCAGATTTTGCCATTTCTATCCAATCACAATCATTTGTATCAAGTTCATAAGCTATACTATTGTCAGGGCGTACCGCACTACACAAAATTTCTTCAATATTATCTAATACTCTTTGTATTGTCATTCCTTTACCTCGCTATTAAGCCAACAACCGAAATCAACGGATGAACAATGGCCACAATGTAGTGGGCATTCCTTACAGAACATTTGCGTTCTATGATGCCCATTCAGATTACAGCAGGTTGCAATATCATCCAATAATCTTGCCAGTTCATCAACACTCATATTTTTAATTTTTTCGTAGTTTGTCATTCTTTTTCCTTTACCCTTTCAAATACCCACGCAGGTAAGAAAATGTTATATTTTTTTAACGCTTGTAGCCTCATATCTTTAGCGGATAAAAAAATATTTTCTTCAATCAACATTTTAGCTGCTGCTTTTACTGTTTCGCTTTTCATCATTCCATTTGTATCAACACAAACAGGATTGCAGGTGATGTATTCACCAAAAAAATTGTGTATTTTTCTGTTATATGGTGTGTCTTTCATTCTTTTACCTCCACAAGAAGATAAGTTCCACAACAATATGTACGGTATTCTGCGTTTTCTGCAATTCTTAATTCCGTTGAAATACAACAACGCTTTTGTTCCTCGTCATATTCAGGACAACTTGAACATTTATGCCTATTGCAAAATTCACGATTAGTCATTGCTCTTAATCGCTTTCTTTTGGTCATTCGTCGTCCTCCTCGTCCTCTAATAATTTGTCTACAAATTCAGGCAATTTGTTTTTCACAAAGTCAGCAAATTTTTCTAACTCTTTTTCGTTCTTTTCTTCTTCGCAGCCAAAATGTGCAAGCGCCTTGCCTGTCTTTTCGTCAGCTACCCAAATATGGAAATTGTAACCAAGTTGAGTTACCACAAGTCCGCCATTATGGATTGTTTTGTCTGCGTGTATTGTGTCAAAGTCATCACACCAATTAGCCCAGCTGTCGCCGTCCTCGTCGTACTTGAAAGACTTGTCGGGGTCTTTGCAGTTGTTACGCTTCTTGCAGTCCTTGCAAGTCATTAAAACTCACCTCTCAATCTATCAGGCGGCAATAACAGCCCCGCATTGTATCTTTGCACCATATCTAAGCAGCTTTCCCATTCGTGCTTTTGCGTCAAGCAGTAATGCAGCAACGGGCAGTTTTCACAACTTCTCATATAGTTTTCCTTTCTCTTATCCGTTCAAATACTTCTGTGTGCCGCCATTCATCATTTCCGTTAGCGTCGGCTCTAAGTTCGTGTTTATTTTCATTCGCTTAGTTATTTCATATATTCGTTGATATTTTGCAATTTCTTCATCTTGCAACAATGCAGCGGTTGTCTTATCGCTAATCATATCGTAGGCTTCCCAGTGCAAATTGCTGATTTTCTTTTTAACCTCACTTATTGCAGGCGGGAATTGACTTGTACTAATCAACTTGTTTAATGCCATTAAAACAATATCGGCGGGCATATCGGCAAATTGCATAGTCCATACTGCAATCATTCCGTTTGCTTCATCTTTAGTCATTCCTTTATAGCTATTCGGATATGCTGCTTTAAGTATCGCCAACATCTTAATTGTTTCGTCTCGTGTCATTATGTATCACCTTTTTATATAAGTCCGTTTTCTTTTGCAATATCAAGAAATACATTGCCGCTTTGCTGTTGTTTGCTATAACCGTGCTGTGCTTCATTATGTGTGTTGTCGCTGTAATTGCCCTCTAAGACCTTTGCAAAATTTGCGTCCTTGATAAGCCAATCAAAATTAGCGCTCCAATTTCTATTGTTTGCGCCTTTTAAGAATGCACTTTGTTCCGCCATTTCAAACATTTGCTTAAACTGTTCAATGGAATATGTATGCAATCTTGCTTTGATAGCCTTTTTACGGCTGTCAGACAATACGGTTAAGCGGGGAAACGATATGCAAATATCGTTGTACAAATCTTTGATTTGTTCGTAGTCTATATTCTTCCTCTTATCTTTATCTATATCTTTCTCTTTATCTTCTTCTATTCTTTCTCTGTCGGCGTTACATTGCATTACACTATCATTACAGTAATCATTACATCTTTCTTGTAATGCAAGTTTCTTTTGCTTTTCTCTGTGTCTTGCTACCCTTTGCCTGTTCTTTTCTTTTGCCTGTTCCAACTTGTCTAAGTTTTGGTGCTTTTCCCAATTCGGAATAGTTATAGCACCGTCAACAATCTCAATCATTCCGTATTGCTCAAATACTTGTAGTGCAAGCCTTACGGTGTTAATAGGTCGTCTAAAAATCGTTGCCAGCATTTCATCAGTATATGCAATTCTTTCATTCAGCATAAAAACGCCTGAATTATTTTGCTTTCCTGCCATACAAAGCAACTTAAACCAAATAACTATAATGCCGTCTGCTTCGGGCATATTTTCAATGAGCAATATTTTTTCGTCGTTAAATATGTCTGTGCATATTTTTATCCACTTAACTTCCGTCATTTTTACACCTCGCTAAATTGTATTTGTTTCGTGTCTATATTTGCGGTACACATTATATTCAATGACTTTTCGGGGTTTTCTTTATAGTATTTTTGAATATAATATTTTTCTCTATCAAGGATATTTTCAGTTTTCGGCACAATCTCTAATACTTCAAACTTGTAGTCTGTTATATTCTTAATCGGAAATCTTGCTGTTTTTAAGTGTTGCCCCCAACGAAACACTGGAGCATACATTGTTTGACCTATATAAAATTCACCAGTTGATTTTTTGGAAATCTTATATATATATCCCGCTATATCCTCTGTGAACATATCTCTTTGAATGTAAAATTCTTGTTCATCATCAGGCTTTAATTTACGGCGTTCCCTCTCCGCATACGCTTGTTTGCACTTGCCACAACAAAAGCGTTTTTCTCCATATTCCTCTATGCCGTAAAAGTCGTGTCGCACTTCATAATCGGTAAAATATATTGCATTGCCGTAATATGTCTCTACTGTCGCACCGCAATAATCGCAAGTAAAGGTAACTTTATTGAAATATCGCTCTGTTTTGTAGCAATGTTCCCCAATGATAATGCAATACAAGTCACCAGCTTTTAACTTTTTAGAATTTCTAAAAGAAATGCTTTCTCCGTACTGACTTTTGATTATCTCCTTGAATTGCTCTCTACTATCGCATATCAGGCAATCCATAAGCAGCTCAATATTTTGTGCTTTGCTTGTTGATGAATACAGCCCAAAATCTAAGTCCTTTTCACGATTTTTTGCGGCTGTTTCTTCGTCTGCAACTTCGTATATTCTATAAATTATTTCAAGCATATAGTCTTACTCCAAAACAAAAGCGTACCGTTTGAAGTGTGTCGGCACTTTCAAACAATACGCCTGTGTTGATACAATATTCTATTTTGTGTTGAACAATACCGACATATCGTACCAACAAGAATATTATACCAAAATAGTGATTATCTGTCAATACAAATCCGCCGACTTTGCTAACAAAGTGACGCACTATGCGTAAATATCAAGTACGCTGTTGTCAATCAAGATTAAGTCGCTCGGATTGCAATGGTAAAAGTCTGCAAGTTTCATAAGTTGGTAGGGTGTAGGCAGACAAAATCCGTTTTCAAACTTTGATAGCATAGGTGTATCAAAAGCCTTGTCAAACTTCCGCATATACTCAACAACTTCACTTTGATACCTGCCTTGCTCACATCTCACTACTTTAAGGTTGTTAAAAATGCTTGTCTGCAATGCTTCCGTATCGTTGCTTAAAATCCTGTTGATTTTGCCAAGCGGCGCAAAGTTGCTTTTTGCCTTTGCCATAATCTCTTTCTTAAAGCGCTTGATTTCGTTAATATCGTCGGTCTTGTAAAATCCTTTGCCGTGACCGCTGCGAATAATAACAAAATTGTCTCCGCTGTCCCACATACTCAACTGGTGCAATTTCTGCCGTACTTGTCTTTCGTTCATACCCCATTGAGCACATAGTGCGGGATATGTAACGGCGTTTTCTCGCCCTACTGGGATTGAGTTATAGTAGTATTCAAGCATTTTTTATCACTCCTTAAAAGGGTAAAGTATCGTCTGCGTCCACGATTTCCTCAAAGTCGCTGTTATCGTCAGGCGCAACATTCAAGTTAGCATTTGCGTTGCTTTGCTGTTTGCCACCGCAAAATGAAACATTGTTTGCGACTACATCAACCGACTTTCTTTTGTTGCCGTCTTTGTCCGTAAAGTTGTTTGTTTGAATGCTGCCCTCAACGCCTATCATATCGCCTTTGTGAAAATATCGGCTAATAAAATCGGCGGTGCTTCGCCAAGCAATGCAATCAATAAAATCTGCTTGCCGCTCCTGTCCTTTCGCCTGATAATTTCTATCGCAGGCAATCTGAAACCGAATAACAGAAACGCCGCTCGGTGTTGTTTTGAGTTCAGGCGCATAGGTCAATCGTCCTGTTAGTGCTACTGTGTTAATCATCTTTTTTCTCGCTTTCTTCCTTTTTGTCAGGAATATATGCAAAGTGTGCCAGTCTGCCGCACTTCGCACATCTTGTTGTGTCGTCGTCTGTTTCAAATTCGTTGCTTCCGCAGGTGCATTGTTTTACTACCCACATATACATCACCTCACAAATAGTTTTTGCCAAAAATGCTTATAAAGTCGTCCTTGCTCCAGCCGTAATAGTCCATTGCTTTCTGCTGCACAAGCGCCTTTAATTTATTGCTAACCTTTGCGTCCTTATGAACGGCGTGCCGCCCGAAAATATGGCATTTGTTATGGCATAGATATACTTTAAGCCCGTATTTTTCGGATTTGTCACGGTTAAACCCTGAATATACATGGTGACAATCCAACGGGTCACTACTACCATTGCAGCCGCAAATAAAGCAATGTTCCTTATCGTCTTGAATAATGCTTTTAATCGCTATCACCCCACATTGCTTTTAATCTTTCAATTTCGTTAGGTGTCATTGTTTCAATGCCCTGTTCCTTGCATTCAAATATCACGCTATCTAATAAGGCACTCATTTGTTCAGTGTTGTAGGTAGACGAGCCATAATAACAACAAATATTTGTATAGCCCTCTATTTTGCTATCGCCTAAAGGCTCGCAAATCCAGCCAAGACCTTTTACGCTCCAGTTCTCGCACCAACTATTTACAGCGTCGTTTCTTATAGGAACAATTACAAAATTATCCCCTATTTCTCGTACTAACTGCTTGTATATGTCGGTTTTGTTTTGCCGTGTTTTAAGTGCCAATTTGCCACACAACACCCAAAAATAAGCATTAGCGTCAAGTGACCGCTTTTTTCTGTACTGCGTGATTTTTATTGATAATTCCTTATCTTTCAAATCATCATAGCCTTGCAGCAAGTTGTCTTTTTCATTGACGGAAAGCGTTAATTTCGGTTGACCTGATACAAAATCAATATTGCAGTCTATCAATTTGCCTGTTAATTCAATCGTTCTCACCGTCCTGTTCTATTTCATAGCCGTTTGCTTCACAAACACCATTGTCAATATTTTTTAAAATTTTAATGATTGTGTTGTTTTGCTTTTTAATGTCCTTTAACAAATTGACAATTTCCTTATCAATGTTCATTTAATCACCCCACTTCAAACGCTGTCCGCAATAAAGGCAATAATGATATTCGTGTGCGTCACGAAAGACTTTAACTGCATTACGGCAATTCGGACATCTATCGTGCGGAACGCTGTCATAATGCATTGGCTTTTTAGGTATCTGCTTTTCAACCGCTTCTTTAAGCGTCATTCCTATTGTGAGTTCACACTCTTTCATTGCCTGTTCAACACCGCTTTCTACGGCTTTGTCCAAATCCTCTTTTGGCATTTTAACTGTTACTTCTATATTCATTTAACAAAATCCTTTCTTTTGCTAACAAACCGACACATTAAAACGGCAAATCATAGTTTTTGTTTTTCTGCCCTATTTTGCTGAACAAGGTGAAAAGTGCGTTTGTTTCGTGACTTGATAGTATTATGATTTCGTCTTTGTCTTTATCTTGTCTGTTGTAGTTCCTCAAAGTGATATTACCGTCACTGTTAAATGACGCCTGACAATCTGCGAAAAAATCACTTGTAGAAGTCACATTTTCAGTCGTCATTATCCTGTTTATCTTAATCATCTTTATAACTCCAATCTTTATTTTGTTCTCGGTCTTTGTGACCGTGCAAGAATACATACTCACTCTTTGCGCTCATATTCTGCATTAGCCATTCCGACGCTTGCGTATGTGACAAATGCCGTTCAGCAACATACAGTTCATAGCAATATTGACCTGCGGCGGTTTTTTCGATTATTCGCTGCTCTAAATCGTCCTCGTCATAGTTACTCTCTATCATATAGAGGTCATAGTCTTTTGCTGTTATTCCTTGCAAGTGTCCTGTATCTGTTGCATATATAGCCTTTTCGCCGCTTGCAAACACTCTGTAACCGCAGTTTGGCACATTATGATATAACTTGATAGGTGATACTTTGAACGCCTTGTAATCGTAAATCTTGCCTATCTCGTACACATCAATGCTTTGCTTCGGTATTCCTGCGTCTACAAGCGGCTTGACAAGCCATTGACAGCAGCCAAACCGCAATGTAGGTCTTTCTTGCGCAAGCCTTTTTAATGTTTTCGGCTTGAAATGGTCTGTATGAATGTGAGTAAGTAAAACTATTTGCAAGTCCTTGTACACACCTTTTAGTGCCTTAAATGATACGCCAACATCAATTAAAATATTGTTGTTTACAACTACTGCGTTCCCTTGACTTCCTGTTGAAATAACTTCATATTTCATTTTTACATCACATCACTTTCAAATGCCCATTTATAACCACCTGCCGTTTTATATCCATATAAATTACGACAACAACCTGATATAGCAGATTGATTTATTCCTGTTATCCTTGCGGCTTGTGATGTGCTTTCGTAACTGCCTACGCAATTCATATCACTGTCAAATTGTGAAACTCTTTTACATACTTTTTGCAAATGTGCTTTTTTTCTGTTTTCATTAAGACCATTTGCGTTTGCGTGTAGTTGATTTTCACTATTTGTAGCCCATTCAAGATTATCAGCACGGTTGTTTTGTTTATTTCCGTCTTTATGATTTACTTGCGGTTTATTATCGGAATTGTTTATAAAGGCTTCTGCTACCAATCTGTGTACGCTAACCAACTTATTGAAGAAGTGACACTTTGCATATCCTTTTTTATTTGTGTGCAATTTCATAATTCTCGGTATATTTGGGTGTGCATTACATTTAATTAAACTTCTTACCCTACCTAAATTACTAACTTGATATAAACCCTCATAACCTTTAACATCTTTCCAAATTTCTGTCATTGTAAAACTCCAATAAAAAACCGCAAAGGTACTTGTGCGGTATCAGCACACTTTCCCAATGCGGAATTAAGCATAATATTAAGTTATTTGTTAAATGTCTGATACCCACTTAACACCTAATATTATATCAAAATAATTCCGAATTGTCAATATTTTACATTAAATTTCGTTCATATTAACAACATTTTCAACAGGTGTAGCGTCAACCTCAATAGGCTCGTCCTGCTGAATAATTTCTTGTTTTTGCGGTGCTGTTTCATTCGGCAAATCAACGCCCATTTCTTCGGCTTCGTACATTCCGCCGAGTTCTTCAACAAAGGTTTCACGCAATGCCCTTACTTTTGCAACCTTTTCAACCATTGTTGCACCCTTACCACTCCAATTAGCATTCAAACTGCCGTCACTCTTTTTCTGTGCAACTTCGTCAAATGCCACACTGCAATATGTAGGGTGTTGCCAGTCCTTACGAAAGACTTTAGCCCAACCGCCGACAAGGTTTTCAATGTCACGCAAATAAAATGTGCCTTTGCGTTCGGTAATCTCGCCTGTTTCTTTGACTTGAACAATAACGCCACTTTCCATACCGTCATAGTTAGGGTTTTTAATAGCACGCTTCAACACTGCGTCCTTGCCGACTACGATTTGTGCGGGGTTTTTTCCATACTTAATACAATATGCTTCTTTCAAAAATGGGTTAAGTCCTCTTGCCTTGCACAAAGATGTGAAAAACTTAAATTCAGGCAATGTGATTTTTGCGTCTGTGCCTACAATGTAGTTTTGAACAATGGACGGTGTGAGTGTGATTGTTTCGCCGTCTGCTTCGTAAACAACAGTAAGTTCCTGCTTTGTTTCTTTCGTGTTACTCAATTTTCGTTACCTCCAAATTTGTAGTCTTTGAATGAGCCAACTTGCGCCGTCACAAATCCAACAGTTACAAATCGCATAATCAATTTATCTCTATCAATGCCGTGTTTGTCCGCAAGTCTAATCACTTTTTCTATTGCGTCGGATTGAATTTCAGCAAGTTCGCTGCTAAGTTGTTCATTCATAGTCATAGCCCCCGTTATTCAAGAATTCTTTAAGTGCTTTCAACTGCGGCATTGTGCCACGCACTGTAAATTTCAATGTGTATGTCTTTTCTTCCTCAACTGGCGGTGCAATCGGCTCAACCGTTGGCGGCGCTACTGCTTCGACTTTTGCGGCGGCTTCGGCTGCCGCCTGCTCTCTCGCCTTGCGTTCTTCCTCTGCTGCTTTGGCAGCTTCAATAGCCTTGTATCTGTATGTAACCATTGTAATGGCGTTTGATACATTCAAAGACTGTTTGTATTCGTACAAAATCTCGTCTTTGTGTTCCTGTGTGTCAATCAACGCCCAATCATCAGCGATTTTGTCAATAAAGGCTTTCGCCTGTTCCTTTAGGCTTTTCATTGACGCAGACAAAGTAACATTGATATGTGCGCTCTCAAAGGTAACAAAGTCAATTCCTTTGCTTTGCAAGTATTCGTCAAAATATGCTTTGACTTCTGCTGCCTTTTGCGCTTTCAGTTCGTTTTCAACGCTATCAATCTTGCGCTTCAACTCTGTATCAGCCTTTTTGTATGTATCAGATACACAATCCTTGTACACAACTTCAAACTGCTCATACGGTGTCAGAATTGCCTTTTTGACCGCTTTTCTGCTCGCTTCGTATTCTGCCAATTCTTTGTTGAGTTCAGACCGCACCTTTTTTACATCTTTCACTGTGTCCTCTGTGCAAACAAGGCGTAAAGCAAAATCAACTTTTGCAGCCACTTCCGCTTTGACCTGCTGCAACTGCTCAACGATAATCGGCAACTGCTTAACAGCAATCATTTCCTTTTTGTCCATTTCAGTTTCCTTTCTTTAAGTTGAAAATTTCTTTCAAGTCGTCAATGTTTGAATAGTTTTCCTTTTTGGATAACGCCAATTCCAGCATTGATAACTTTTGCTCTGCCTGTACAAGTTGCTCGTAGCGTTTTAATGTAACCTCAACGGTTGTTACACTGTCAAGACCTGTCAAAACTTGCGCCATACTCTACACACCTTTCCTTTACTCTATTTGCAAAGTATTCTACCAACCTTGCATTGTGTACTTGCTCATTTTGAATGAGTTTTACAACTACCTTTCTTTTGCTTCGCATTGTTGTTACTCCTTATCCAGTTTTTGCAGTGAATACATCTGTTCATCGGGCACATTAAACACATCTTGAATTGCCTGCCAAAACTCGTGTGTTCCGCTTCTCTGCCCTGTTTCAACAAAGCCGTATGTTGCACGGCTCACGCCAATTTTTGCGGCAAATTCTGCTTGCGTTAGTTTAGTGCCCACTCTGAATTGCTTTAGTTTAGTTCTCATTCACTCACCCCCTTTCACTACTTAAAGGCTTTTTCATACTCTTTTATAGTCATTCATCATCAGCCTTTCAAATATGTTTCGTTACGGCGCATGAGAGGGGCGTTAAGCCCCTACCTCGCCAAGCATTTGAAAGAAAATAAATTCGGGATTATATGCTGTGTAATAAGCGATTTCGCAATGTGCTTTGTCGCAAATGTGCCAATTTTTGTTACCTCTCGTCGTGAGTACATCTTTATAAATGATACCTTCGTTGTCGGGGTCAAAATCGCCTGTTTTTACTGCAATATCAATCAAATATGTCGTGTCGTCGAAATAGTTTTCTGCTTCTTGCATTGCTTCAAGCAGTGTTTGCGCTGTTAATGCTTTGTAATAAAGCTCAACGCCAAGAACTTTATAAAAACCGTTTGCTTTCGGTTTGCTTGTGCCACCCGCTTTGGGGTCAAGGCGTATAATGTATTCGGGTGCTTCTTTAATTGCTTTCTTTGTGATTTTCATTGTTCTGTACCTCTTTCTTTCATAATCTTAATACCTTTCTGTATGGGGGCTTATAGTTCTTTGTGCCACCTCATTACATCTATTATTATAGCAAAATAACATTTTTTTACAATTAGCAAAATGCACAAAGATAGGCATATTGCTTTGGTAATGTTGCACAAAGCGTACAAATGTAAACATAGCGACACATAAGACGCAAAAAAACAAAGGGCGGTGCTGCCCTATATCAATTCAACAATCTTGCTTATGTATTGCTCAAATTCTAAATATGTAATAAGACCAAATTCTACTGCTATTTCTACTGCTCCGAGTGCTTGAAATGCTAACGCCTTTTTATGCTCTTTATTCCTTGCATTTTTCGCTAATTCAATATCAAATTGCAATCTATCTTGAATGGTGCTTCCTGTAGTATTCAAATGCTACACCTCGTTACATTATTCAGTTTATTGCCAACCTTGTTTATCATTATACTAATATATCTTTTCATAATCAATAGAAAAAAGCAACAAATGTTCGCACATTGCAACTATAATGTTGCACAAAGATACACATTGTTATCAATTTATGATAAGATGTATAAAAATGGGGAGGTGATATATCCAATGTGTTCGATAGGTGAAAAACTAAAAACATTAAGAAAGGGGCGAAAATTAACGCAGCAAGAGTTATCCGAAAAATTAGGGCTAAGCCGTGCGACAATTTCAAATTATGAAGTCGGCAGAAGAAGTCCGCATTTAACAGACTTGCGCAGACTTGCTGAATTTTACGGCGTTGGTCTTGATTATTTCGGCGTGAATACAACAGATGAAAGTTTTGAGTTGTTGAGCCGTGCAAAAAGTGTTTTTCTGAATGACAATATCCCAAAAGAAGAAAAAGAAAGACTTTACAAAAGCATTATGAAAATTTATTTGCAAATGGACTAACAGGAGGGGTTTTGCTTGAAATCGAAGAACAAACAGTATATACGGAAAGCCGTTGCTTATGCACGGTTTTCATCAAACAATCAGCGGGAGGAAAGCATAGACGCTCAATTAAGGGCTATCAGCGATTATTGCGAGCGTGAGCATATCCAATTAGTAGATATTTTTTCTGATGAAGCACAATCCGCTAAAAGCGATAACAGGGACGATTTTAAGAATATGACAGACGCAATATTCAAAGGCAATTATGATATTGACGCTGTGTTAGTCCATAAGTTTAACCGCTTTGCTCGTAACAAGTACGATAGCGCATTATACAAGAAGCGTTTAAGGGATATAGGCATAAAGGTTGTGTCCGTTACTCAACCGATAGACGATAGCCCCGAGGGTCGTATTTTGGAAAGTATGATTGAAGCAATGGACGAATACTATTCAGAAAACCTTGCGCTTGAAGTTAAAAAGGGATTGAAAGAGAATGCACTAAAGGGGAAACATACAGGCGGAGGAAAGTTGTTAGGGCTATCCGTTGATAGCGAGGGCTATTATTACCCTAATGAGCAAGCGCCTATAGTACGACGCATATTTTCCGAATTTGCAAACGGCGTACCAAAAACAAAGATAGTTGAGCGCTTAAACCGTGAGGGGCACAGAAACCAATACGGCAGAAAGTTCAACACCCGTACCATTTTAGACCTATTGCAGAATGAAAAATATATAGGAAATTTTGTATATCAACATTCCGTCACCGAAACAATACGGCTTGACGGTATAATCAAAAATCCGATAGTCGATTATGAATTGTGGGAGCAAGTGCAGTCAAAGCGTAAATCCCACCAACAAAGTGCTAAACAAAGGGGATTGAAAAGATGAATTGTGTTTTATATATGCCTAATGATACAAAAATATCCATTTTTGAGCAACATAATATTTGCAATGAAAAAGCCAAACGGTACGGCTATTCCATTGCGCATAGAATTTTTGATATTCGGTGCGACCGTTTCCATGAAGCAATAAACAAAGTCATTGCAAGCAGCAACATTGAAGCCCTGATAATTTATGATAAATGGACGGTCTTTGATAATTACGACGATTTTTTGTTTTACTATGTCTACTTAAAAAAACTCGGTAAAAAACTGATTTTGGCAAAATAAAAAAGGCGGGGGCGCATTCCCCGTCTTTTTTCATCTAACCATTTTGTACTGCGCTTTAAGTTTTTCATCTGTAAGCAAGTCGGCAATTTTGCAGTCAAGCGCTATTGCAAGGTCACATAACGACTTAATGTGTGCGCCGTTTATATCTCTTGTTCCTTGCTCGTAGCATTGAATTGTTCTTTTGCTCACCCCTGACGCAACGGCAAGGTCATTTTGTGAATAACCTTTTTTTACTCGCTTTTCTTGTAATGTCAATTTTTTGTCCTCCGTCTGTCTTGTGCTTCCAATATGATTATGCCATAATGCGGGGCTTTTTCATAACGCTGTATTATAAGCCCCGCTTCTGTTCAGTCAAACAACGGTTTGAAATACCTGTTGAATGTTTCGTCAAGTTCTTTGCCCGTCATGTGTTCTTCGTCAATGTATTCAATTAACTTGTCGTCAACATTGAATAGATTGAGTTTTCCTTTGACGGGGAACGGCTTTATTGTTCTAAAATCTGTTAGCCGCCACCCGTAAATGGGCTTTTCGGGCTGCTCGTCAATGCCGATTTGCTTTAGTTCTCTTTTACTCAACGGCTCGACGGCTGCCAAACGGCAAACAATTAGGGCGTGACCGCTGATTGTGCCTTTCTCTTTCGGCGCTGCGCTGCTGCATATAAGCAAGTCACCTCTATGTTTTGTCTGCCATGTTCTGTATTCCGTTGTCTTGGTGCCGCACAAAATCTGATGTGCAAAATGCGGCTTGATTGATATTGCTTTCATTAAATACCTCTTTCGTTGTTAAAATGCTTGTGACAATGCCACAAACTCGGCATAATCTGCCGTCTGTTTCATGCGCCTTTCTGCTCGCTTCAACTGCTTTGCTTTGCGCTGTCTGATAGACTTCTCAATGCAGTAGCACGCCGCATATAGCAAGGAAGTTGCTAAAATGCAGCCAAAAAGCAAAAGACCGCAAAACTGGTATTCTGTCATGTATATGCCCCCTTTCTATTCTTTGCGGCTGTCGGGTTTGCGACCGTCTGCCTGACCGCATTACCTACCCCCCCTTGCAAGGGTGGTAGTCGCTCTGCGTTAATAGATAATTGCTTCTTTTGGTACTTTTTGAAAGCCGCCGCTGTAGCCTGTTGCTTCGACAAATTCATCTGTAACCGTTACAAAGTATTTGCTTGTGCTGCGCTCTCTCGACCCCTCACTAAGTCGCAGCCCGTTTGCCGCCTTTCTCACCCTGCGCTTCTCTGCGCACGCCTTAAACGCTTCTCTCTTGTTTGTGAAAGTTTCAAGCACATCTGCACAAGTGTGTTCGCTGTCTGTCTCGATTAAAAAGTATTTGTTTTTCATAATTTTACCTTTCTGTAATAGGGGGCTTATTGTTTCTGCCCCCTCATTACATATACTATTGTACTACAAATGAAGTACAAATACAATTCGCAAAATGCACAAAGTTATGTGCGATTTTTTGTACAATTTTGCCAGTATTGCATAATTAGTAAATGTCGGCTAATTCTTGCAACTCCTCTTGCACTCTCTTTAGGGCGTATTTGGCATTTTGCGTCAACTGTCTTTGCCATGCGCTATTTGTCGGCGACCACCTAAATTCGTTTCTTTTCATAATGCTTCTTGCGTATGCGTTCGGTTTGCCGTCAAAAATCACTTGCAAGCGCATAATTTCGGCATTTTCTACCACCTTGTATAAATCTGCCGTTCCGTCGGCTTCGGGCTGTTCTGCCGTGTCTGCCGCTTCTTTTTTCAACCGCTCAATCTGCGCCATTCTCGCCTTTGTGTTTCTGATTTTTGCATTGTTGTTTTGCAGCGCATACGGCGGGAATGGTACGCCGCACATACTCTCTTTGATAGCCGTGTCAAGTTCTGCCGCTTTCTCGTCGGTATAATCTTTGTAGCCTTTCAGCGTCTTGTGCTTGCGGTAGTAGGCATTTACCGCTTTCATCTCGGCTTGCAGTGCTTCGGCTTTTTCAAGTTTTCTTTGCAACTTCTCTAAAGCGTCTGCGTCGCCTGATTTGATGATATTTGCCCCACGCAAAAGCCCCGCTATTTTTTCGGGTATCTGCTGAATTTCTTTGTACAACTGATAATGCCTATCCTGTGCTGCGTTCTGTTTCTCTTTCTTTCGCACTGGAAAGTTGCTGCCGCCGCAAATCATAACAGACGGGCACATCATTTCAATTCTGAATTGCTTGTTATACCATTCTGCAAGGCGGCGGGCGTATCTGTCTGCCATTGCCGCCCCTTTCTCTTTCAATTCGTCGGGTAGGCGTTCAACCTCTGCATAGCACCTGTCAACCTCTGCCCTGTATTCTGCGGTTTTGCTGCCGTGCTCATATTCACTAAAAGACCACATTCCACGGGCTTGCCGTGCCACTTCTTCGTTGATTTCGTAGTATTTCATTTTTATTACCTCTCTTTATAAAAAATCTACTGGAACATTTATCGGCTCTATCATTGCTATATAGCTTTCGGCGTGTTCAATGTCTTTCGCCTGTATAACGGGTCTGTATATACCGCCTGTCACATCAAGAATGCTGTACCACCCGTCACGCTCTTTTACAAAGATATAATCAAGCCCGTTTGCGTATCTTCGTAACACCTCTCTGCCGTCGCTTCTCGCCTGCTCTACATACTCTTTATATCTGTCTGTCATATCTTATCACCTTTCTTATAAATGTTTCATTTTGGCGCATTGCGGGCGTTATAGCCCGCTTTGCTGTTATGCTACATTCTCTTTAACTGTGCCGTGTGCGTATCTGTCACGCTCAATGCCTAAGCCGTAACCGTTTCTGATTTTCTGCAACTCTGACAACATTACATAGCCCCATTCATAGCCGTAGCCTAATGTGATATAGCCATATAATAGATAGTCGCCGTTGTCTTGCTTCTCTGCTTCTGTAATAAGCCAAGTAGCAGCACCGCACGGGTTGAAAAATTTTACAATGATTTCAGCGTCAACGCCTTGCCCGTCTTTGCTGTAAATCGGTGTGTTATTGAGTTTTCTCTCAATTTCTTTTGTAATAAGTTTCATAATAATTACCTTTCTTTCTTAAAGGGCTGTTGCCCTCTCTTTATTACACTTATATAATAACACAAAAGCAGTATAATATCAATTAGCAAGTTGCACAAATATTTATTGATTTTGCGGCACTTTTTTGTTTATTTATACTTCAAAAGTGGTATAATAATAATGTAGAGATAAGATTTAATAAATATGATATTATAAAAAAGGGTGATAAAAAATGTTAGAACAAAAGCAAATCCTTGAATATGCTGTTAAAGGTATCAATAAAGATATTGAAGAATTAGACAAGGCGGCAAGAAAAGGCGGGCAAATGATTGACGCTTATTACAAAGGCGAAACGCTCAAAACAAAACTTCCAATTTATGAAATTGAAAACATTTACAGAGAGAAAAAGGCAGAGATTGAAAAACTCGAACAAATGAAAAATGAATTGAAATGGCAACTGTCCGAATTAGAAGAAAAAGAACAATAAAAAAAGCGGGGCTATCAATTAAGATAGCCCCTTTGTTGTGGGTTAAACTCTTTTTGTGAATGAAAGTTTAATATACCCGATACCCGATTTTAATTTACCCCAGCCGTCCTTTTCTGCAACGATTGTGTAAACTTCATTTCTGTGTACGGTCGCTTTGACCTTGTAGCCAATTCCTGCACCTGCTCTTACATTAAGGGCAGTAGCATTGATTTTGACTTTATAAGGAAATTTTGATTTCGTTTCTGTCTTTTTTGCAGTTTCCTTTTTCTGCTCTTTTAAGCCCCTAACACTTGCGATTGCCTTTGCGATTGCTTCACCGCATTTCTTTTGTCCTGCGGCAGTTTTGACTTTTGCAAGGTCGCTGTTCGTGTCAATAAATACCGTTTCGACAAGAACGGCGCAAGGCTTTGTGCTGCGGATAATTCCAAAATAGTCATTCCCGCTTGAACCAAGTTTTGTTTTTGCCCCTCTGTTCTTCACACCAAATGCGCTTGCAATGTTCTTTGTGATTGCTTCGGCGTACTTCTTGCCCCTCTCGCTTTCGTGGTGGTGGTAACATTCCGTGCCAGTTCCGCCGCCTGCGTTAAGGTGGATTTCAGCGATAAAATCGTATGTATCGTCTTTAAGTTTGTTGATACGCTCCTGCAAGGACAATCCGCCGTCATAATTCATCAGGTCGCAATGCTCGGAATAATGCTCATTGTAATACTGCTGTGCGTATTTACCAATTTCCTTTGCAATTCTGAATTCGTGATACTTTTTGTCCTTAGATACTGCGCCGCTGTCGTAACTCTTGCCGTCGTCTGCTGTGCCGTGTCCGATTGTAATAATAATCTTTTTAGCCATTCGCATTGTCCTCCGTATCGTCAGTTACTTTCGGTGCGTCATAGGTCAAGGCGTTTGTGCTGTCGCTAACGCCCGCAGTCGTCGGGTCAACAACAACACCAAGCACGACAAGAATATTGATTAACAGACCGATAGTGTTTACAATCTCGTCCTGTGCTACCTTTGGCACAACGCCAAACAACCCCAAAATCTGATAAACAAAAGTAACGCAAAGAGCAATTAGCGTTACAAGAGTTGTTTTGTTTTGCAGTCTCAACTTCCAGTTAATTTTCATCTTAAACACTCCTTATAATACATTCGCAAGGATAGCGCCCAATACAGTACCAATTACAGTTGTAATAATGCAGCCGATAATAAGCCGCTTGTAGTGCTTGTATTCGTCTGTAGGCTCGTGTTCCAGCCGTTCCAGTCGCTCACCTTGCTTTTGCTGTTCTTTCGCCATATATTCCATATTGACGGCAAGTGTCCTAACAGAAGTCGTTAATTCGGACAATGTTTTGTCCTTTTCTTCTCGCTCGTCCATACGGTGTTTCAGGCTTTTAATTTCTTGTTCGTGATTTTCTAATCTCACTGCGATTGCTTCGTCTGTCACATTGCTGCCCTCCTTACCACTCAAAGACAGCACGCAAAACAACATCGTTTCGCTCGTCTTTATCGTTGTTGAAACTTCCCTTGATACAATTATCGTGAATATAAATACTCTTGATAATACGGCGTTCCGTGTCAACATCATTAACATTACTGCCCATATATCTCGGAATATCACAATAGAACGCTTTGCCGCCCCAATTTCCGCCTGTTGGGTTTTTCTTTGGTATCATTGTAGTAACAAAGTCGCTGTCGTTTGCTTTCTTTGTGTCTTTGTCGTAATCACTCCAAAGCAAAAGCCAACCATTGCGGCACTCGGACAACTTCTTTGACGGTGTGACCGTCTGCGGTGTGCTGTTAGGGCTTGACATATACGCTGCTCCTGTCCAAAGCGGTGCAGGTGACGCTTCAAATATAGCTTTCCAATCTCGCCAAGTACCATTATCAACATAGCCTGTGTAAACACTACCTCTACCGCCAAACGCCATTACCCAACCGTACTTTGCTGAACCTGTCTTATGTACCATAAAACGGAACGACTCAATACTGTTCGGGTTATTTGTTGTGCCGATTGAAGCATAAGCAGTTGTCATTCCTGAACCAAGAGCCTTAATTTTTGCAACAACATCTTGATTAGTCCAACTAACCTCTACATCACCGTCGTCCGCTGTCATTTGCAACGATTTAGCAATATAAGCGGAATTATGATTGTGACTTGTGCTTGCCTTACCTGCAAGGGCTGTATTGATAACCTTATTTTGAACGGGATTAGTGCTTGAAGCGCTCAACGCTGTATCAACGGTTGTTTTGTTCGCACCTGTGGCAATGCCGTTCAACTTCGTTTTATCCTCTTTGCTCATAAAGCCGTTTGCAGTAGCTGAAGCGGCACCGTGAGTATGTCCCGTGTCTGCTTTGCCACTTAATGCTGTGGCAAGCCCTGTTACATCACTTTGAGCGTGTGTATGTGCTTTCGGTGTCATAGTCGTAGGCTTATTCGACAAATCGTTATAACTGCCCGTTGTGGCTACATCTGCAAGCCCAGTAATCATACTTGCGGGGTGTGAAGTCGGGTGAGTGTATTTATTTGCACCCGCCGCAATTCCTGCAAGTTTAGTCTTTTCATCAGTTGTATAATCGTTTGTCGAAAGCCCTTTGCCTGTGACCTTATCCACCTTGTTACCCAAAGCAGAGTTTACAGCTTTGTTTTGAACGGGATTTGTACTTGTACTTGACATTGCCGTGTCAACTACTGTTTTGTTTGCCCCTGCCGCAATTCCACTTAACTTTGTTCTTTCATCAGCCGTCATAATCTTTTTGGCGGTCGTTTCAGAAACATCATCAAGAGAATGTGTGTGACTTGCAGCAGCCTTTCCACTCAAAGCCGTGTCAAGACCTGTAATATCGCCCGTTTCGTGAGTGTGAGAAGCATTAGCCTTATTGCCTAACGCCGTTGCCAGTCCTGTAATATCGCTCTGTGCGTGGGAGTGAGTGCTGTTTGCTTTGCCTGCTACTTCCGTTTCAAGTGCTTCAACATCATCATTTGTTGCGTACTGTGAGTGCGTATGTGCTGCGTCGGCTTTACCTGCAAGCTGTGTAGCGGTCGCAAAGTATGTAGTGTCGTGACCGTCAAGCATATCAGCGTCAAGTCCACTATTCTGACCGTCAACGGTTTTAAGTTTTGTCAACACTTCGGAAGCGGTAATATTTGCGCCGCTTGCGCCTGTGTCGCCCTTATCGCCTTTAAGACTTGCAAGCCATTCAGCCTGTGTACCAACAAAGCCATTATCAAGGGCAATTTGGTATGCGCTTTTACCGTCCTGACCATTAGCGCCAGTAGCGCCCGTGTCACCTTTCACGCCCTGAATGCCCTGTTGTCCCTGCTCGCCTTGCTCGCCTTTATCACCTTTTACGCCCTGTTCGCCAGTTTCGCCCTTGTCGCCCTTGTCGCCCTTGTCGCCTTTTTCACCTTTCAAGGCTGCAAGTTGAGCGGCTGTAAAATCGTCATAAGTGAATGGGTCGCCCTTTGCGCCCGCTGCGCCTGCTTCACCTTTGATATTGACGCTTGCGGGGTTTGCAAGTCCCTTGTCGTTGTTCCAAGACAAAGTACCGTCACTTGATACGCTCGGCGTAAATGTTGCGCCGTCCTCGCCGTCTGCTCCTGCCGTTCCGTTATCCCAAGTCGCTACTTTTTCTGCTGTGATACCGTCAAGCACGGCTTTATTGCTGTGGGTGTGCAAATCGCTTGCATTTGCCTTTTCAGCAATAGTGCTGTCCATACTGTCCAACTTTGTTGTTAGCGGCTCGCCTGTACCTTTATAATCAACCTCGTCAGATGTACAACTGAAACTCCAATCAGGCATTTTTATTCCCCCTTTCGTTAGGTGGATTTTGTTTTTCATTGTAAGACTGTTTTACTTTTTTCATAGTAAAAACCTCCAAAAAATATATACAAAAAACACGCCGCAAAGGGCGTGCTTAATGTTCTATATGTCAGCGGTACAAAATCTGAATGTGCGTGCTGTCAATCCGTTTCATCACTCTGTAACCTGTATCAGACTTTGTTGCTTTGCCACCGTCAGCAGCCTTGCAATATCCGTTGACTTCGCAAGTGCCGTCGTCAACAACAACTAACTTGCCCATAAGACCAACGCAAGCCCATTCTTTTCTGAATTCTCGGCTTGTGTATTCCTCGTCAGGGTCATAGTCAGGATTTACAACATATCTTGTAATGGTGTGAGCGGGGACAACCTCGCCTGTTTCTTCGTCCGTGCTTTCAGGCACTTCTACGGTTTCTGTGAGCGGTTGACCGAACACATCTTTTTTATACATTCCGTGCCAGTTCTCGGACTGAACATCACCAATAACAGACGGATTTGCCGATATAACGCCTACAATATAATCATCATTACCGTTTGCAAGTCTTATCTTGTCACCGTCTAAAGTAACAAACAAACCTCGTCTGTCCTCGGCTTTTTTGTTTCCGTCACGCCACTCGAAAAATTCGGCGTAATCCGCCCCGCTTGAACCGAACGATTGAGCGCCCATACATTTACCTGCGGCTGTAACTCTAAATGCGTTTGCTTTTGTAGTAGCTGTTCCATAACCGATAATAAAAATTGAATTGTCTGCTGACTGGTCATTCTCATTAGTGCAGCCAGATTTTGCTATGTTGTATTTTCCTGTAACAAACTGATAATCGTTTGCTGTTGTGCTTACTCCGCTTGCGTGTGAATTCGCACCGATTGCGTTCGTAAAAATCCCCTCTGCGTGGGAATTATTTCCGCTTGCTTCCGTACTCTCTCCCTCTGCGTGGGAATTATTTCCGCTTGCTTTCGTACTATTCCCCTCTGCGTGTGAACTCTCACCGCTTGCAGTCGCATTCTGTCCCTCTGCGTGGGCAGCGAAACTGCTTGCAGTCGTAGTCGTCCCCTCGGCGTGTGAAGCCGCACCGCTTGCAGTCGTTACACACCCCTCTGCGTGAGCACCATATCTGCCACTTGCTTTTGTCCCTGAGCCCTCTGCGTGGGAATTATTTCCGCTTGCTTCCGTACTCTCTCCCTCTGCGTGAG